CTTCGTCCATCGAGCCGAGCACGAAGATCGAGCTGACGGAGAGGTTGTTGTACGTGACCGGCTCGCCTGCCTTGTTCGTGCCGTCGTTGCGGTCGAACTTACCCTTCAGGACGACGATGTCGTTCTTCGCGACCTTGACGTGCTCGTGCGAGTCCCAGAGCGTTGCGCTCACCTTGATCGCGCTGCGGCCGAATCCGGCCTGGCTCACGACGATGTTGCGGATGTCCTGCCCGGACTTGGTCGTGTTCTCGTTGGGCTCGAACTCCACGACGCCGACGACAGTGCGGTACGTTGCTTCAGATGCCAAGTGTTGTCTCCTCTAAGTGGATTGGTAGGCGGGGACGTACGCCTCGCGATAGAGCCGTACGAAGTGACCCCAGGACATGCGAACGATTTCTTCCGTGTAGTGATCCACGAATCTCCGACCGGCCAGGTCACCGAGCGCGAGATAGTCGCGCACGAACATCTGGACGCAGTCGCGCCCGTTGCGCTTCGCTTCCTTCACTGCGAGCACGGGGGGAAGCCCGGCCTTCGCTGCGTTCTCGACGGCCTGCTCCCAGTACGAGGTCAGGAAGGTGTACTTCTTGACGTACTTGATCTCCAGGCCGACGCGGAGGCCTACGCAGTCGGGCGTGTCCGTGCCGGTCGGGCCGGATCGTTCCCCGCCCAGCTCACGGCACTTCTCCCTCTCAACTCTCTTCCAGGGTTTATCCGCCATAGCGACCGCGCCGCTCGAACTCACGCGCATACTTCTCGTCGTCCTTCAGACCGTCCACCTCGCGCGCAAGCAGCTCGAAGAACGTAAGAACTCTCCGCTGACGAAGCCAGAGCCAGCGCCAATCACGTTTAGTGTGGGAGACGCTAGCCAAGTAGCTCGGCCAGCCCTTCGTCGGTAACACCGAGCGGCTGGATCAGGTACTCACGTCGTGTGTACGAGTAGCCGATGATCTCGAACAGCTGGTGGCCGACACGGACAACGTCGGGGAAGCTGAGCTTGTGCCGTACATCGCTCCGCACAACGTCGCGCGAGTCGATGAAGTAGAAGTCCTCCCGAACCTTGACGCTCGTGTCCTTGAGGTCGATGACGCTCTCGGGCAACTCGTCCACCGCGGCGGACGACTGCTCCTCCAGGAACATCGTCACCTTCTCGGGCCAGTCTTCATCGACCGAGCCGGTGGGGATCCAGAAGGTACGCATGTCGCAGACGAGGCACCTCTCGAACTGCTTGTTGTGCGGGTAGTTGACGTTGTGAATCGAGCAGCGGCGTGCCCCGTCTCCGGGATCGCTTCGGTCGAACATCAGTAGGGTGGCTCCTCCTCTTCGACTCGCTCCACCCGCGCCCAGCCGTCGTTCTCGATGTCGCCCACGATCTCCGCTTGGAGAGTGGACATGAGACGACGAGGCTTCGAGGGGAAGATGTTTAGCTTGCCGGTCTTGACGCCGCCCTTACCTTCGGCGGCGACCACTGAGATGACTTGGTCTGCGGAGTTGCGAATGGCAGACGCGCCGCGGGGGCCGCTGCCTTGTTTGTCGGTGTGGTGGACGAGCAGTACGGCTGCGCCGGTATCGCGTGCGATGGGGATGACGCCGCCCCGCATGAGTCTCGTCATGTCGGGGTTCGAGTTCTCCTCTGCGCCGAGCGTGACGCGACTCAGTGAGTCGATCACGACGAGCACGGGCTCGACCTCTAGCGTTTCCTCCAGCAGCTTCTCCGGCTCGTTCAGCAGGTCAACGCCCGCGTACCAGATGTACTCCAGGTTCTTCGCGTGCTTGTCCTTGTCGTACCCGAGCGCGTTCAGGCGCTGGAGCACGAGGCCTTCGGAGTTCTCCTCGTCCACGTAGACGACCGGGCCGTGGTGCATGAGCTTCCGGCCGAGGAACGTCTCGTCCCCGCCAGCGACCGCGAGCGCGAGGGCCATCGTGATGAACGACTTCCCCACGCCGCCGTCTCCGGCGAGCACAGCTGCCTCGCTCCGGACGATCATGTCCTCGACCAACCAGTCGGTGTCGGGCACCGGCCGGTTCAGGTCGAGGCGGCGGTAGTGCCGCTTCGGCTCGTCGGCCTTCTTGAGCAGGACGCGGAACGCGTTCCAGTCGTACGTGCGGAAGAACTCAGCGACGTCCTCGATCCCTTGCGGGAGCTGGACGCGCCGGGCTCTGCGCCCGAGGCACTTCTGGATCTTCGCCCAGGCCTCGTCGCCCTGCTTCTTCGCGGGGCCGTACGGGTCGTCGTTGTCGAAGACCACGAAGACCTTCTTCGCTTCTCCGAACAGCTCGGTGGCGTAGTGGTCCTTCCACGCGTTCAGTCCAGAGAGGCCGACGATGCTCGTCTTCCATGAGTCGGTCGCGGCCTGCCAGGCGGCCATCGTGTCGGTCTCGCCTTCGAGCAGGAGCATGTGCTTGCCCGGCTCGAAGCCGGGCGGCAGGAACGGAACCTGTCCGGCCTGCGTCGGCGGATCCCACCAGAAGCGGCGGTCTTCCTTGTCCCAGCCCTTGCGGTACTTCGTCGCGTCCCCGTAGGGGAACTTGACGGTGTCAGGGCCGTCTGTTTCGACGCCGAATGCTTCGAGCGTGTCGGGGGTGATACCCCGTCGCGACTCGAACCACCGGGCCGCGTCGGGATGTATCACCTACCCTTGCGACTGCGGAGCGGGGACTGTGGTCAGCTCTAGGAGTGCCGCTGTGACGGCCGTGTTCGGGTTCGACGCGATGTCGCGCAGCAGCACGAAGAACGTCTGCTCCAGCCGCTCAACGCGGAGGCGCAGGGCTTCGCTCTGCATTTCGAGCACGGCGATGATCTCTTCGTGACCTTGCGCTGCGGGGATCGGGGTCTGCTCTTCGATGGTCAGTTCGTTTCCTCCTGTCGGAACGCCGGGAACACGGCCGCCTCTTTGCCGAGGCGCGTGAGCACCTTCTCGGTGACTTTGTCCCAGCACTTGTCGCACTGGTTGTAACGCTCGGCCTTGTCATCTATGTAGACGCTGCCGGAGGGCTTCCCCCGCTTCGTCCAGATGTCGATGAACGTCAGGCCCGCGTTGTCGAGCGTGTCGCGGATGTACTGCACCTCGGCCTGAACCGAGATCGGGTCTTCGCACTGCCCCGTCCAGGGGTTGTGCGGGTTCGTGCGCGCCGATGAGATCATCAGCGTGAGGCCTGCGCGGTGCATCCGGCGCATGTTCTCCACGAAGCGCGGCATGAACGTGGTCGGCCGCTCGGGCCACATAGCCGGGACGGCCGTGCCGTCCCAGTCCACGATGACCGTGTGGACAAGCTTAGACGGGGTCACACCAGGGCTCCGTGAAGGCGGGCGCTTCGTGCAGGCCCTCGTGTCCCTTGGGAATCTCGCAGTACCACTTCCGATCCGGGGACATGATCGGGCAGATGTTGTCGAAGGCGTCGTCCTGCAGGTCTAGTACCCCAGGTCGGGCACAGGGTGCCGCCGTCTCCAGTTTCGCCTTGACGTACTCCGCGCCGTTGACGTTGAAGAAGATGCCAGCGGCGTGATCCTCGTCGGTCTCGCCTTCGAGCCACAGCTCGAAGTGGCGTGCGGCTGACTCCTGGAACCGCTCGTACTCGGCCATGCCCTCAGCGAGCTGCCAGTTGCGGGGCTCGCCGGGCTTGCGTGTGTTGTCGTATTTCGCGGCGGCCTTCGACAGGTGCTCGGCCCAGCGGCGGAACATCGGGCCCGGACGGATCAGGAGGAAATTGATCTTCCCCTCCGTCGTGTCGCGCACCATGCCGGAGTCGAACTGCTGCCGGTTGCCGGAGTCCTTGACCTCGAACTCGTTGCTCAAGTGAGGTCGCGCCTCTCCGACTTGGGGACGCCCGCGGCTTTCAGCTTGTCATCCAGCAGGCTCCACACGGCGAACGTGTCGCGGCCCGGCTTGGAGAAGTTTCCGCCTAGAACCTTCGCGACGGCAAGCGCCTCTGTCCGGTCGAGAACGAGAGTGACGGTCTCGATGGGCGGCTCTACCGGCACGGGCTTACGTTGCTGCACTGTTACGGTTGCCAACTGATTTGCTCCATTCGTCGTAGTCGATTTTGTCGGCCCATGACGTCAGTGCGATCTCGTGATCGACGTCGATGGGGACGATCTCGTGTACATGCTCGAAGCCCCGGCGCATGAACACCGGCATCAGCCGGTTCAGCACGGGCAGCTCGCCCGTGGGGCCGTCGAGGATGATCTCGTCGTGTACGACCGAGACCATCTTCGTCTTCCAGTCTGCGGCCGTCGCGTGCTCGTGGACGTTCAGCAGTGCACGCTTCATGATCCCGGCGGCGCTGCCCTGGATGAGCTTGTTGAGCATCTTGTGCTCACCGAACTCCTCCATGTGCAGGTGCCGTCCGTCGATGCCGCGCAGGTATCCGCGCTTGGCGGTGACGCGCTTAACGTCGTCCTGCAGGATCGACACGAACGGGAAGTTCTTGTGGAACGTGCGGATCATCGCCTTAGCGTCGGCGGCGGTGCCGCCGAACTGCAGCTGGATCGTCTTCATGCCCCCGCCGTACATCAGCGAGAGGAACATGATCTTCCACTTCGTGCGCTCTTCCTTCGAAACGTCGGTCTGTCCGGTGACAAGCTGGGCGACCGCGGTGTACGGGTCGTAGCCCGCGCGGATGCGCGCAGCGAACTCGTCGTGCCCGAGCTTCGAGGCGAAGTACGCCGCGAGGCGGGGCTCGATGGATGCGTAGTCGAAGAAGGAAAAGGCCCCCCGCTTCGGCACGACCGCACGCTTCACGGTCGTGTCGTCGCGGGGGATGTTCTGCCAGTTCATTAGCCGGTCACGATCTTGATGACTGGCTTAGATGCTTTCTCCGCCTGGAGCAGCTTCAGGAAGGTGTGCTCCTCGTTCAGTTGCTCGATGAGGATCGGATCCATGACGTAGCGCCAGACGCCCGTGCCCGCGTAGCGCGCGGTCGTCCCGCAGGTGCAGCCGTACTCCGGGAAGTTGAAGTCCTCCTCGTAGCCGTAGTCGTCGTACGAGTCAGGCGTGACGTCGTAGTCGTGCAGCCTGCACGACCACTCCCGGTCTTCGCGGTACTTCAGCCGGTAGCTGCCATAGCGCACCCCCGGTACGGGGTGCATCAGTCGATCCAGACGACGATAGTCTTACCGCCGTGTCCGTGTATCGCGAGCAGGTCGTCCATGGAGGCGTAGATCGCCGTCGAGCTGTGCTTCGTGCGCCAACGCAGGACGGCGGTTCCGTCGGAGAACTCGACGCCGTCGGCGATGACACCCGTGCCGGAGATTCCGGTCTCGTCTTCGAGCCGGTTCAGGGCGAAGCGGAGCATCGCTAGTCGAGCCCGGAGTCGTCAGAACTCAGCGTGATGCCGAGTGCTTCGGCACTGCCGGGCATGCTGATCTTCACCTTCGGCGTGTCGAGGGCGTCACGCGCGTCCTGCGCGTGGCCGATCAGCTCGGCATCCTCATACGCCTGACGGAACGCTTCGGACGCGTCATCGTCCGGCCCTGCGACCGGCACGATCATCGACTGCGGGACGTTGTCGATGAGGACGTTGCCCATGATGTCCGTGACGGTGAACTTCGCCTCGGACTCGATCTGCGCCATACGCTCGTCCTGGATCTCCTGCAGCTCTGCAAGCTCGGCCTCCGCGATGGTGCGGGCCTCGTTGTACGCGGCAGCCTGCTCGCGGTTCTCGATGCGCCGCGCCTTGGACGTGCGCGTACGACGCTCCTGGCGCTCCTTGCGCCGGTTCTTGCGGCTCGTCGGCTGGGCCGGGCCCTTGATCTTGCGGGCCTGCTTCTTCAGCTTCGCGGCCATGCGGCCGACCACGGGGAATGCTTCGGGATGTAGCGCGACCTGGCCCATGAAGACCGCGAGCTGTTCGTAGGACGCTTTCTCCTCGTCCGTCAGTACGACCAGCGTCTCGGCCTCATGGGCGCGGACGGTCACGTCTGCTGAGGCCCCGAGCAGGGCGGCCTGCTCGGGCGTCAACAGGATCTGTACTAGCTGGGTCACACGACCTCGTTCTCGAAGGCCGCGAAGATCGCTGCGCGCATCGTCTTGGTCTCGGGAAGAGCGGAATTGTCGGTGGCGCGCAGGTAGTGCCGCGCGTCCTCGATGGAGAGGCGCAGCACGACCTCTTTCTCGACCGGCTCGACGGTTCGAAGCTCGGAGAGAATCTTCAAGGTGCCTCCTAGTTGTTGGATGCGGCGCTGGAGGACATGCGTCCTGTGCGCGCTGCGTCATCGTTGAAGTTGGGATGGACGTATCCATCGCGCTGCTCTTTCTTCAGCGTGACGAGGTACGTCGTGTGGATCTTCTTGTCGGAGCGGTACTGCAGCAACGCCGCAGCCAGCTCGTCGTCGATGTCCCGCAGGACGTCAACGGCGGTGGATTCCAGCTTCACGCCGCGCTTTGCGAACGCTTCCGTGATCTGGACGGGCGACTGCGGGTTCAGGTCTGGGTTGCCGGTGAGCTTGACGATCTTCTCCCAGCCCTCCATGACCTTGACGCCGTACTCCGACGTGATGCAGTCGAGGTACGGGATGTCGAGCTTGAAGCTGTCGGCCTCCATGTCGAGTAGGACGAGCTTGAGCTGCATGAACTCGCGGTACAAGTCCTGGAGCCGGGCGTCCTGCAACTGCAGCTCCGGCAGGAGTTTCTCGTACAGCATGAGCGTGAAATCGGTGTCCTTGAGCGCGTACGGGACGAGCGCCTCCCGCGGGAGCAGGTGATACCCGTCGTCCTTCTTGAGCTTCAGCTTGCGGCGTACGGCGCTGAGGTGGTGCTCCTCTTTCGGGACGCGCTTGAACGTGCCCTTGTTCGGGCCGGTCTTGATCTCGACCTCGATGGTGTCGTCCACCTTGAGCACGGTCGCAGCCAGGTGCTTCAGGCCCTTGCGTCCGTTCTCATCGAGCAGGACGTAGATCGTCTGCGTGTCGTGGATCTCTTTCTGCTGGATGTCCGCCAGCGTGAAGACGCCCGCGAGGATCAGCTTCTGCAGGTCGAATTTCGCGTTGTGGAAGACCCAGCGCGTGGCGAGCTGCATCAGGATGAGGCGCAGCTCCTGCACGCGCGTAGCGCGGCCGGGAACCTCGGGGTCGAGGTCGAAGTAGGCGTTGCGGAGGGAGCCGTCGAGACCACGCCAGGACAGCGTGGCCGCGAACGCGGAATCGTAGAACCCTACGCCCGATGTCTCCGTGTCAACCGCAACGGTCATGCTCTCCGGTGACACATCTGCGTCTGCGCGGAAACGCTTGTACCCCCACTCGGCCCAGGCGTTCCAGCGGTACTCCTTAAACCGCGGCAAGTTCGTACCGCAGGTGCTCGCCGTTGGAGGCGAACACCATCAGGTTGTCGGGATCGTTGTTCGCTCGGTCAGCGTCGATGTGATGCACGACCTCGCCGGGCCGCAGAGTGCGGCCGAGCTTCTGCTCCATGACGAGGCGGTGCTCGTAGACGCGTTTGCCGTCCCGGCCGCACTTCACCTCGACGTAGCCGGTCACTGGGTTGACGTAGCGCCCGCCTTCCCAGCTCGGGTGCCGGTCTCCAGAGTTAGCTTCAGAGTTCTTACGTCGATGCTCTGCGGACTGCGGGCGGCCTTTCGGCCAAGGCACGTTAGGCCGCGCCGTGCTCTTCGAGCAGGCGCTGCAGCGTGGCCTTGTCGGACAGCTCGCTCGCCTGGATGCCGAAGAACTTCGCTACCTCGGCTGCGGTCGGCTTGGCCTTGTCGAGCCCGACCTTCGCGATGTCGAACGTCTTCTTCTTCAGCTCGGACTCGGTCGGATCCTTCTTCGGGCCCCGGCTGCTCGCGGAGTTGCCGTCGTCATCGGTCTCCGTGATGAGGCCGAGGATCGCGCCGATGGCGTAGCGGCGCGCGTACGTGATCGCGCTGCCCTGCCCCTGCGGCGTGGCCTTGTCGAGCGTGAGGAGCATGACGGAAGCCTCTGCCTCGCCGGTCGGTACGTGCGTGAGGCGCGTGACCAACGTCGCCACCGGGCCCTCGCTGGAGTCCACGAAGCTCGGCTCCTGTGACAGCAGGACGTCGTTCGCCTGCAGCACCGGCAGGGCTGTGCTGAGTAGGGCGTCGAGCGTGACGTAGTCGTTCTTGAAGTGCGGGTTCTGCTTGTCCTTCTCCAGCTTCGGCACAGCCTGCTGCACTGCGAGCAGTGCTTCGGCCAGCGTCTTTGCAGCTGCCAAGTGAGTCCTCCTGTAGTTGAAAGATTTGTCGGGCGACGCCCGATGAGCCGGGTCGTTCACGCCGTCGCGCTATCCGGGGGCCCAGTTCGCGGCGATCAGTCCGCTACTACAGAGCCCTGCACTCGGTCGCCCCTTCCCGCCTATTTATGACGGGAAGACTTCGGGCTCGATGTCTTCGTAACCCTTGCGGGCGAAGTACGTCGTGCCGTCAACGTCGTACATTCCAATCTTCTCCGTCCCGTGCGCGCTGCAGTCACACAGCTCGTCGGGGAACGGGCAGTACGCGGCCGACCAGTGCGGGACGAGCTTGACGTCCCAGGTCTCGGTCGCGCGGTCGTAGAACAACTTCTGCAGGCGGTCCTGCACGGGCTCAAGCTCGGAGGTGATCCAGTTCTCGCACTCCTCGTACTTGTAGCCGCCGAGCGTTTCGATGTACTCGTCCACGCGCCGCTTGCGGAACGCGGCCTCAGCGTACAACGTGCGCCACGGCAACGGGGCGAACTCGACCCGCGTCGGCTCCAATCCTTTCACGCCGACGTCGTTCTTCGGCAAGTACCAGACGCCGATCTTGCGCGACATCTCCAGGCCCATCGACTGCAGCGCCCACCAATACAGGGAGGCTTGGGCGATGTGGTCTTCCTTCGCTCCGTCCTGCTCGATGTACCGCAGACTTTCGCCCTTCGTGGACTTGTAGTCCTCCAGCGTCCAGCCTTTCGTGTACGGGTCGTACTCGACGGAGTCGGCGGTGCCTCCCCAGCCGTCGGGCATCCACGGGGTCAGATCGACCTCCGACATGCGCGGCCTCCCGCGCAGGGCGCGGTTAACGAGGTCGTGTAGCGCCTGTCCGAGGTAGAGCGGTATCTCCTGTGCGAACGGACGCTCGACTTGCGGCGCGCCCGCTACCTCCAGCTGAACGTGCCGGAGCGAGCCGGTGAAGTGCGACGACGCGTGCAGCAGGCCGTCGTTCGGCCTGCGGTCTTTACGAAGCTCGCGCTCCAGTAGCTCTATCATGTCTCTCCTTCTGGTGGTGTCCCACCCACAACAATCAACGCTCCCACTGAGAGTCGTAGAGGCCGCGCACGATCCGCTCGTCCCGAACGTGCTGGCGTAGATCAGCGGCAAGCTCAGGATTCCCCGCCTCACAGGAGTCGGCGTAAGCAAGCAGAGCAACCTCGCCGTGTGGGTCGTCTTCACAGATCACGAAGTACCAGCCCTCCACCTCGGAGCCGTCGCGGGTTCGGCGCAGGCCGTGGTACTTGCCGTGCAGTCCAAGCGTTTCGCTCACGTCTGCTCCTCTGGTGGTGGTGTCCCAGAAACCACGTATTGCGTCACAGCGGCGAGCAGTTGGAAATGAGCGTCCTCGATCACGGCAGGGGTGCCGTCCTTCTCAGCCTCCAAGAAACGCCCTGCGGCAACGACAACGGGAGCGGCTAACTCCCAGGCTCGCCGCCATTCTTCTCCGCTCAGCGCAGAGGCAGTTGTGGCCCGGACGATCTTTCCGGTGTAGTAGTAGCCCTTATCGTAAGGTGCATTATCTTCGGTCGTCATCGTGGCCCCTCTCCTTCAAGCTCAACACCACTGGGATCATCGGAAGGAATGTTGCGGTTTGGGTAGGTGGTCGGATCGGTAAGAGGCACGCCGGGTGGTGGTGTCCCAGAAACCACAGCCCCACCGGCCAGGGTCTTGAGCGCCAAGCCGATGTAGCCGATACTCGAAGCCCGCCGCTGAACGTTGTCCTCGAAGACAGGATCTACCGGTGACGGGGACGGGAGGTTCTGCATACCCCGGAGCACGTCCCGCGCTTGGGTCAAGAGGTCGCGTGCGATCCTGCCCCGCTCGTCTCCCAGGCCGTCGTCTTTGTAGCCATCGTCTCTCACGGCTTCGCCCCCGGTGTCCCAGAAACCACAGCAGCCGCGATCTCGGCAGCCTCTAGAGCGTCGTCCTCCGACCATGTGTGCTGGTCTTTGATCGCCGCGATTCGACGCAGCGCCTTGTCCTGTGCGGCTACTACGTCTCTCTGAGCCAGAATCGTGTCGAGCGCAGCGGAATAACCCCAGGCCAGTTCCTCGACCATGAGGTCGTCGTAGTTCCCCGCCGCGACATCCTCAGCAAGTCTTCGCTGCCGCGCTTCTTCTTCTGTGGGTTGACGAGAACCACTCATGGCAGTGTCGTCCAGGATCCGTTGCGGTAGATGATCTGGTAGCCCTGCGGCAGGATCTCCAGCGCGCGGGTCGTGTGCTTCTTGAAGTCCCACGGCCCGGTGATGTTCGACGGGTCGAACCACGCAGGCAGGACGAAGTCGCTGATACGGACGGTCTTGCCGGTGGCGGACTTGCGTGTGTAGCTGTAGGCGGTGGCCTCGACCGGGTCGCCGGTCTCGACCGCGTACCACGTCGTGCCGACGAGCTGCGCGCGGATACCGCTGCCGTCATCGCGGGGATACGGGTCGGCCTCCATCTCGAACAGCTCGTGCGTGAACGTGACCTGCCAGTTGCCGAACGCCTTCCCGGTACCAACTACTGCGCTCGGCGCGATGCCGTCGTACGAGTGGTATCCGGCGCAGTTGAGGCACTGCGGTGTGGTCACGAGGTTGATGACCCACGCCTTGCTCGGCGCGGCACTGCGTCCGATGTAGACGAGCTTGGCGTCGGCGTCCCAGATCGGCGCGAAGTCCTTGTCGAGCGCAGCCTGGAACTCGGGGAGTGCGTCACGCACGGTCTGTGCGGACAGCGACGAGGTGTTTCGGATGTAGATGACGCGGCGGTTGTCCGTCGAGCCAGCCCCCACAGCGACGATGCCGCTGAGGGCGAAAGCCAGGGCCGTGGCGGCCCCGGCCAGGTAGCGGCGCAAGGTTAGACCTTGATGCCTTCGATGATCTCGACCGAGATGTCGTCCGTGTCGAAGTTAGCTAGCTCGCGCCTCTCTTGCGCGACGGCTTTTGCCTCCCGCTTGTCGTCCGCCTCGACCTCGTAGGTCTCGGTGAAGGTGATGAGGTAGCGGCTCATGGGAGGAGCACCGCGTCCAGCTCGCGTAGGAGCTGATACGCCTTCTCGACGGTGATGACGAGCGGGGCGTTGTAGTCCTTGTTGAGCGGCTTCAGGTCGATGGAGACCTTCGGCTCGGTGTGGATCATCGAGACGAGCGGCGCGACCAGCTCCAGCTCGGACGGCTTGAACGGGATCGGGTCGATGTCATCCTGGAGCATGACCGAGACCGCGTACTTCCCCGTGCGGTCTATCCCGACCACGCGTCCGGCCGCGCCGACAAGCGCAGGGTCAGGTGCGAACTCCGTAACGCGTACCGGGTCGCCCAGTTTGAAGGTGCTCAACAGATCTCCTCTCGTACAGTGAGCCGCGCGCTTTCGGCGCGGCGATGAATGGTCATGTGTGACGTGTCGAGCACGCCAGCGGCCTCCCGTGAGGTAAGGCCGCGTAGGTCTGTGAGGATGAAGGCGTCCCGCTCGTCCTCTGGCAGCGCGCGTAGCGCGCCATCGAAGGCCTCGGTGAACTCCTCCCGCTCAGCGGTGTAGGCCTGCACGAGCGCCAGCTCGTGCTCGCGGCCCGCCGCAAGCTCATCCTCTATCTCGGCTAGGTCGTACGCCAACCCCGCGGGCTCCTCGACGCCACTGCGCCGCTCTGCTCGCCGGTAGGCGTCAATGCCTCGACTGCCGACCATCGTCTGGAGCAGGCCCTGGGGGTTCTCGATGTGATCCCCTCTCATGAGCATGGCCCAGAAGGCGGCGAACGCCTCCTGGACGATGTCGTGGGCCTGGCTCGTGCCGCTCGCCTTGAATCGGTGGGCGTAGCGGACTAGGTCTCGGTACTCGGAGCGGTAAAGCTCCTCGAAGATTGCGAAGGTGTCTATGTGTCCCTCCCTAGGTACGACGTCTCTGGACAGGATTTGTAACAGCGCCTGTACAGGCCGAGGCCAGACGAAGACGGCCCCGCGCCAGCGGAGGGCCGTGTCCTGGCTCGCCCCCCGCTCTACAGACGGCTAAGAGCCCTTTCGACCTTGTCGAAAGAGGCTCAGTTGGTCATATCCGAGGGGAGGTAAAGTCCTCTACCTTCCCTCTTCTATGTACAAAGGTTTACCGGGCCTAGCTGTATGCGCCTGGATCACTGAGGTCTCCCTCACGCCCATCCGCGACCCAGTCCTGGAAGCGTTGCCAGCGTGACGGCCTCGGCTTCGTGACGTTCCAGACGGCCTCGACCGCTGTCGAGAGCGCGTCCATGCGTTTGGTCGAGTAGACGATGTACTCGTCGAAGGCGTCGATCAGCCGCGCCTGAATGCTCTGGAGCGCGGTGATGTTCGCCTCGTTCAGCATGACGGCCTCGTGCGCCTCCTGCGTGAACGTGATGAGGTCGGCCAGCGCCTCGTGGAACTGACCAGCCAGGTCGGAGCGTGCCTCTGCCTCACCCTGTACGCGATCCTCCAGCGTGCGGTGAGCGCTCAGCGGGGGCGGCGGCCCAGCGCGGTAGTAGTCAGTCATCGGTTCCTTCCTAGTTGGCGGGGTCATACGACTTCATCCACGAGGCCGTGGTGCAAGGCCTCCCCGGCGTTCAGGTACCAGTCCCGGTGCTTGGTGTACTCGTCCAGCTCGCGCTCCGTTAGGTTGGAGCGGGAGGCCAGGATGCGGATCGTCTGCTTACTCCAGGCCATGGTTACCTCGGCCTCCAGCATGGCGTTGTCGGCCCCCATCCATGGCAGGGACTGGCCAGACTTGTGGATCATCAGGTGCGCCTCGCGGTCGATCCTGCGGGTCTTGGCGGCCTGGAGAATGACCGTGGCCATGGAGGCCGCCCAGCCGCGAACGTGGATGGTGAGCTTCGGGATATCGGCCAGGAAGGCGTACAGGTGCAGTCCTGCCGTGTTGAGGCCCCCGTCCGAGTTGAGGTAGAGCGTGATCGGCTTGCGCGGTGCGTACCGGCGGAACTCGCTGATCTCCAGCATCAGCTCCTTGACCGAGGCGTTGTCCACGTCGGACGTGAAGTAGAAGACGCCGTTCCACCAGTCGCTCGACTCGGAGAGTCGCTCCTCGCGGGTGGCGTCCTCGGCCAGCACATGCGAGACGATCAGGTCGGCCTCCAGGCGTGCGATCTCCAGCTCCATCTTCCGCCGCTTCAGGGCTTTCAGGTCAGGGCCGGTCATCGACTAGACCTCGGGACGCGGCAGGCGACCTCCTCGCGGACGGCTTCCAGCTTGTCGCGGAGCTTCGTGTCCTCCGGCAAGGCGGGGCCGCTATCGGCAGCAGCGGCGCGGTACCACTCGTCCAGTAGCTCCAGCTCGTTGTCGGTGAGCCAGACCAGCGTGCCGCCGCTCATGCCTTGACCCAGAAGTCGAGGTCGATGTCAGCCTCCCCGGCCCACGACTCAGCGACGTCCTCGGGGTAGGGCGTGCTCGGGTAGTCCGACGAGCCGAGCAGGTAGTCCTCGGCCCAGTTCATGAGGACACCGGCTTCCGGCCGCGAGGCCTCCGGCCCTTCGCCGGACGGGTCGTCCGGGCGAGCGCGTCTAGCAGCGCGCCGTAGCCGCGCAGCCCCACCTTGCCGACGATCTGATTCTTGACGGTGAAGCCTCCGCTGCCGACGATTTCTCGCGGTCGACGGTTGCGGTTACCTCCTGTACTTGGCTTATCCATGCGGTTTATCTCCTTCGTCTGGCGGGGATACAGGACTCCGTCCGACGAATCTGATAACTCGTCGGCTGGATGTTGGAATATCTGCTATACATCGGGCGTTCTACGAGCTAACCCGCCGCGTAGATGCAACACACGGAGGTCGATGGAAATGCCAGTTAGAACGGTTCGGACTTCGAGCCTGTCCGGGGAGCTGATTCCGGACGGCACGGGGGCCCGCGTGAGGATCATGTGGACAGACCCTCAGCGGCTCGATATGCGGATGGACTTGTCGGACGAGGAAGCTCTCGCGCTCGCCAGGGAGTACCGGGCGGACGAGGTCGATCCTCGGCCTGAGCGAAGGGCACGACGATGAGAGGCGACCTGTGGACCGCGGTCATCATCTTCGTCGCGGTCGCGTGGTGGATCGGGAGTAAGGTCTAGGCCTCGCCCTCGACCTCCTCGCGGACGGCCTGCTGCTCGCGTGCGCTGAGCGGTCGCTCGTTCATGATGTGCTGGCGGTTCTCGCGTACGTCCGCGGCCTCCAGGGTGACGACGCGCAGGACGCGGCCGTCGATGATGCGGTGTTCCACTGTGCTCCTCTCGTCTGGCGGGGAATGGCCGAGGGCACAAAAAAAAAGCGCCCCCAGGCCGTGAGAGGCCCAGGGGCGAAAATGAAAGCGCGCGCAAGCGCGGCGTCACTCACACTCCAAGGCCGAGTACGAACGTCGGCTCTAGCTTCCGAGGCACGCGCGCAGGACTTGGGTTCGTCCTTCGCCCTTCGTGTTCGGGTGAATCAGGCCCCGGCCGAGCGGGGACATCGCCGCAAGCGATGCATGGCCCACCTCGACCTCTCAGTCACGCGGCCCCTCAGCCGCGAGCGCGTACGGTGCGCTAGTCCTTTTTACCAGAAGACCGGCTTCGATTCGATGACCGTCACCTTGCGATGCCACAGGCCTTCGAGCCAGCGCCGGTAGTCCTCGGTGCGGACGAACCGCTCACTCGTGCCGAGCCGTTCCCCACACAGGCCCTCGATGCGAACACGCATAAAGAGGCCGGAGCGTCCCTGCTTCTTTGGCATCTAGTCCTCCTCGCTGATGATGTGCGTCAAGACTACGCCGCACTTGTCCCGCACGATGCGGGTCAGTAGGGACGGAGGTCCGAACACGGCCTGCGAGCAGATGACCAGCTCGCGCGGCGCGTCGGACAGCTCCGCGATGCGTTGCGCCCGGAACAGCGCGAACGTGTGCGAACCGCGCACGTCCAGCTCGGTGCCGGTCGAATCGAGCACGCGGTAAGCGACCTTGCCCACCGCGCGCTCGGACTTCACGGTGCGCCCAAGTCGGGCGCGCTGCTTCGCCTTAGCCATAATGCTGCACCGCTACGAGCGTCCAGATGACGATGAACAGCACTAGCTGCAGCGTCAGAAGGACGCCCCTCACGAGGTCGCACCGTCGAGGCACGCGAGCCACTCGAACGTCGAGGTCGTGTGCTCACGGCACGCCGCGTACACGCGCTCACGCTCAGCCCTGTCGAGCCGCATGAGGTCGTCCTCGATCAGCGCGAGCCAGTCCCTGTCCTCGCGTTCCAGCCGCTTACGGTGCTGCTGGTCAGCACGAAGCACGCGCTTGAACGCGTCGCGGTTGGCGATGGTCTGCTTGCCGTCGGTCTGGATCATGACGCGATCTCCTTGACGAGCACCTCTTTGATGTGGATGTCAGGGAGCGCCTCGTCCCAACGATGCGGGGCAGGGACGCCCAACGCTTCCCACCACTCGCGGTCGTCGTCCGTCGTCACTTCAAGGATGACGAGCGTGGTCATACGGGTGTCTCCTCTCTGGCGGGGGTGTCATTCACGTCGAGCCCCGGAAGGAACTCGCGCTTTCGTCTTAGCTCGTTATGCCTGTGCCGGTGCTCAGACGCAGACATCAGCTCTAGGTTCTCGATGCGATTGTCGAGCCGGTCACAGTTCTTGTGGTGAACGTGCTCGTCTGTGCGGAGGGGGCGCTTGAGATGCCGCGCCATCACCGCACGGTGCTCCAAGATGTACCGGCGGGTGACCGCCATCTCGGGGAACGGCTCTGCCGAGGCGAGCACAAACGCGTATCCTTGCGTTGCGCTGATGTAGCGTCCGCCGCGCCAGTTCTTCCGATTGTGTCCTGCGATGAAGCGCACGGGCCGACCTTTCTTCCAGCCAGCCCGTTTGTCGGTCTTAGTGGCGATGGGTGCGGGTAGACCGCACCCGCACTCACAACACTTCGACACGATCCTTCTCCGTCGTCGTGTCGGTCAGACCCGGCAGGTACTCCCGCCGGATCCACTGGAACGCCTGCGTGCCCTCACCGAACGCAACGGTGATGCCGCCGGTCGCACCGGCCCGTACGTCACCCGCGACGAAGACGCCCGGAATGGACGACTCCTGTGGGTACGGCGAACGCTCCAGGTACGTGATGCCGTCGTCGCCCGTGTGGTAAAGCGGCCAGTCCTCACGCGGCACGTCGTAGCCTGTGAGGATGTAGCCCTCGGCGGTCTTGGCCCCGCTGAACCAGCCGGTAGCCGGTACGCCGCCGATGAACACGTAGGTGTGGTCGGGTCGCAGTCCGACCTTGCCCTCGTGCACCGCGATGGACACGCGGGACAGAGTCTCGTCGCCGTGCGCCGTCGTGATCTCGCCCTGCACCACGGTGATCCACGGCGTCTGATGGCGGGAGCCACGTTCGGCCGCGAGTCGTTGCCGCAGGTACATGCTTGTGGTCTCGGCGAGCGGGGAACGCGTCAGGATCGTCACTCGACGTGCGCCCTTGTCGGCCAGTGCGAGCGCCAGCTGCGCGCAGGAGTTTCCTCCTCCGACCAGCATGACGTGCTGACCCGCGTGCTCGTGCAGCGTCGTGGCATCGCACGCGTACTCGACGCCCCGCCCCTCGTACGGTCGGAGCGCGTCGAGCTTCGGGGTTGTCTCGCCCACAGCGATGATGACGCTGCGTGCGTACAGGTTCCGATCGGCTGTGGCCACCCACAGCTTGTCACCCATTCGCATGAGCGCGGTGACACGCTGGTCTGTCCACAACTCGGCCCCGAACTTACGAGCCTGCGCCGCGAGACCATCGAACAGCGCAGGCCCACTGATGCCCTCGGGGAATCCGGGCACGTTCTCGATGAGCGGGGACTGATACGCCCTACCGCCGAGCGTGCCGGATGCTTCCAGCACGACGACGGACAGGCCCTCAGATCCCGCCTTGACTGCAGCGGTCAGGCCCGCAGGCCCGCCGCCGATTATGGCGAGGTCGTACACGGTCAGTCCTCGCTCGCGGTTTCCGTGACGAATGAGTCGATACCGTCAGGCTCGAAGAGCCACTGGATACTCGTCTCGAAGTTGTTCGCCTTGAGGGTCTTAGCGCCGCCCTCGGCGGCTTCCAGGGACGCGAAGGGCCCGACTACGTCAGGCCACTCGCTGTCCTGCCACTGTGCAAGCACGACGTACATGTGTCCTTCCTTTCTGGCGGGGATATGGGTGTAGCAGGTTCTCCCGCGCCCTACCCGCCGCATGGAGTAGGGCACGGCAGAACCCGCCAGGATTTCTGCCGGTTGCGCGCCGGAGCGCGCTACGTCTTGATACCGCCGCGCCTTGCGATCTCGGCCCAAATCGTCCGCTGGCGCGGACACCATAGGATCGCTCGGTCGTCGGTGAACTTCACGAGCTGTAGCAGCTCGCCGGTCGTGTACGCGTCTAGCTCGGCGCGCGTCATGACTCGCACTCCACGAAGTCCCAAAACTCAGGCATGTCGGGCGTGATGCGCGGTGGCCCGTCGTAATCGCCGCCGCCCGGACGTGTGTCCACGTCCTCGGGAAGCTCTACCCAACTAGCCACGGTCGATCACTTCCAGCGCGGATATGTCGCAGAGCGCCGCGTCGATATCGTCGGGCGTGAACCCAACCGCGAGCAGGTCGTCGCGAAGGTACTCGTCCTCATCCCCCGCGATCTCACGGGGGTAGTCGTCGCCCGAGTCGGACTCGACGCCCCAGATTCCGGGCGTGCTTAGGTGGAATACCTCGTCCACGCGGCCGGGCCGCGTAAGTGTGATCTCGGCCGCGAGCCTGATACCGCGCATGTGCCAGTCGCCGCGCTCGTATGCGTCCAGCCGCTCGGCGTCCTGCGCGCGGTACTTCGCGGCTTCCTCCGGCGGGATGCTCGGCTCGTTGTAGTCCTGGGTCAACCAAGACAAGTCGGGCGACTCGTCACAGATAGACTCGATGAACACGCGAAGGGATCGCGTCGTAGGCATGGTGTTCCTTTCTGGCGGGGTTTACCGGCGCTTCGCCGGTCTGTGATCGTGACACGTTGTCGAGCCAAGGCGGGAGAGTGCAGGGCAGATTTTTGCCCCGCACTCGATGCAACCTTTGGGCGCTTTCATTGACCGATGACGGCCGCCGACGGCTGGTCGTCCACCGGCCGCTTGCCTTCGGCTTTGAGAATGGCGTCACGCAGTGCGCGCGACGGCTTGAAGATGAGCGACCCGTTAGGGCCCTGCTCAACCTCACCGAGAAGCTCTCGACCGTAGCCTGCGCTGCCGCGCGTGGCGTGAATACGTACGCTGTCGCTATCGTCTTCGCGCCAGTTGGCGACCATCTGAACCTCTGCGCCAACGTGCCAGCCGCGAATGTGCCCGTGTATCCCGGAGCCTATATCGCCCATGCGGGAAGTACCGCCACGGTTGCCCTGAATCTCTGCGTAGAAACGTGCCATGGTGTGTGTGTGTCCTTTCTGGCGGGGTAGAGCGTTAGGAGCCGCTCCGGGATGCTCCGGTCTGAGCCGGAGTCACCCGCAACGCTCACCGCGCTTCGTTAGAGGATTGCCGCAGCGCGCAGGATTAGCTGGGCGATATCAGCGGCTAGCGCGAACGCCACGCAAGCGACCGCGAGCAGGAATAGTCCGAAGGTGCCGGTCATGGTGTGTCCTTTCTGGCGGGGAACAGGTGGAGCGGCCTACTTGGACTTAGGCGTCCCTTTCAACCGCTCCGCGCCGCTCCGGTCAGGCCGGAGTCGGGCGCAACGGTCTAGCTACCTGCGAGCAGGACGCACAGGACGCGCGTCCGGTCGATGTCCTCGGCTACTTGCCAAACCTCGTAGCCTTCGCTCGGCCCAGCGTTCGCCTCGATGTAGTCGAGGGCGTCGTCATAGCTGCGATGCAGAGGGCTGCGCTCGTCGCGCGGATCAGCGGTGAAAACGACTTCGTACATGGTGCCTCCATTCTGGCGGGTGAAGTGACCTTAGAGCGGCCGGGGTTTCGTACGGGGGAGGATCGCTCCAGGCAGCGCAGGCATAGCGCAACAGAGCGTTACCTATGGCGTACCCTCGGCAGGATCCGTATCCCTCGGGAACGTCCCTAGCCGCTCTAATCTCACTTCGTCGTATCTCGGGCATCGTCCCCTAGTTTCCTCTTGCCGCACGCTTCTCTCGTGCCGGGCTATGAGTCGGCCGGACTACTTAGTTTCCCTCATCCCGTCCGCTTCGCTCCTGCTGTACCGACCTACCATCTCTGGCGGACTCGGCCTCGGCCTCTGCATTCGGTATGGCCTCAATCTAGCAGCTGTACAGCCGCCGTCAAGGGGTCTGGACAGTTCCGTACAGACTCTTTACATCTGCCTGTCTAGGCCTGTATCCATGCGGGCCAGGTCTGGCCGGATGCTGGACAGTCCGGTGCATGCTGGACGTTCTGCAAGTGGACACGTAGCAGGCTATCGTCCGCCACGGCCTCGATGCGGGGGCTGGTCATGCGTTCGTACAGCGGGGCTTGACCGTGGGATGACAGGCAATCACGACCGTGTCCGTGCCCAACCTCTCGACGTCCTACTACACCAGTGGCAACGATGACCCACTACCGCAGTAGTGCACGGCTGACCCCGTGGCTAGCCGTTGTGAGACCGTGGCAGGCATCGACGGCTGGGGCTCGGCGTACCATGAAACGGCCGATCCTGGCCCCCCTTACCTCCCGCGCGCGTACTTTGGAATGCCCGTGTACGGATTCAGGAGCCCTGCACGGAATCGATCGATCGATCCCCCGGATCCCTGCATCCATACGGAAAATGCGGTGCGGTGCGCTCTATACAGTGGACCAATAGTTCCTCCTCCTCCCTTTCGGTCGGAGGATTGGGAAGAAGAGGTCTTTGGAAAACCATGGTAAGAGCTATATAGGTATATAGGGGCCCACCCAGCCTCCCCGAGGACTCCCTGCTGTTGCCTTCCCCAGCATCGCCGAGGGAGGCCGCACGTCGCTCAATCGGTCGAAAACGGGGGCTCTACGTGGGGCGCGACGAGCGCGGTGACCGTTCCCCGACGGCTTGAACAAGCGACGATGTCGGAGCCCCGGCCGCCCGCCAGGGCACGGCCGGTACCAGATAGGCTCCTGGGCATCCTCCCGGTGGGGGAGAGGCTCATCTTCCCTGGAAGAGGATCCGCAGAAGCTCTTTCACCGGGAGGGTTGTAGAAACCACCCTGATTCTCGTTTAAAGGGTGCCAGGGCATCTTTTCGGCGGACGGTGGAGATCGCCCTGGCACTCTTTGACCGTGGCTGGATAGGAAGCACGGGGGTTCGATCCCCCTACACGGTCACAGTCCGCAAGCAGACCTCGCTAGGTAGACCGGGGCACTTCGGTGTCACGGGCAAGGGTTCGAGTCCCGCTGAGGTCATAGGGATAGGTCAGTCGGATGTCGTGCGCGCTTGCCCACGGCTCGGCTGAAGGGTCTACGACGCATATGCGTTGCGCTTCAACGCAGGTGGCTCGGGTGCAGTCCTTGCATCCGCTGTCGGAGGTGAAGGGGATCCGTGGTCTTTTTGGGGCTGCGGTGATCTGGAGCTGATGGCGGTGGGTGGGCGGTGCCCGTGGTCGAACTGAAACGGAGTGCGCGCGGCGTAACGGGGCTCGATGTGTCGCAGGGCGTCTTGGAGCTGCAACTCCTCGGTACCGAGCGGCCGTGATCTTAGTCGGGTCGGTTCGTGCTTGTGAGCCGATCGATTACTGACCTGTCCCTTCCCTTTGCCCCTCGACCGAATCGGATTAGAACACGGGCCGGTCGAGGGGCATTTCTTTGTAAACACACCTAGGCGAGGAGAGAAACTCACTATGGATGATCGCATTTGGCTTCCGGACGGTACGACCGTCCTGCCTAACGTGCTCGACGACGAGTTCGAGAAGTCGAACGTCGCGAACGTGCCGTGGAGCCTCACGCTCGCAAACGCCGCTACGCTGGCCCTGACCTCCGCCGCCGCCGAGTTCATCACAGGCGGCCAGGCGATGAAGTTCACGTCCGGCACCGCGGCCAGCTCTGAGATCCACAAGTACCTCCCGATCCCGCAGCGGGCTATGGGCCCGCGCGGCGGTGGAGAGGTCGGCGTGGAGTGGATCTTCTCCGTCATGGACGAGAACCCCTCGAACCTCGCCTTCTACGTGTCCTACCGCGATCAGGCGAACTGGATCCGAGCAAAGCTGCTCCATGTCTTCACCACGAACGTCTGGAGCTACCAGGACTCGGCCGGAGTGCAGCAGGCGCTGATGACGCGTGACACGTCCGAGAACACGGCTGTCCCACGGTGGCACCGTGTCGTCATGAGTATCGACGTCATCAAGAACACCTGGAAGCAGCTGACGATTGACGAGATGGACTTCTCGTCTGTGGTCAGTCTCCTACCGCTCCGCAACACCGCAGATGCCACGGCCCCGTCCTTGCTCGACTTCGCCGTCGAGTTCACGAACACGGCCACGCCCGGCGTGCTCAACATCGACAGCGTCCGTAGCTGGTACCGCTAAATGGCTCGTAAAGCCGTCGGCGTCAAGACGTCAAGCGACCCAGCCGCGGGAGCCGAGCTGACCTACGTGGCCGACGAGGACATGGTCGTCATGTCGGCGCGCATCACGTTCGTGACTTCCGGAGTGGTGGCCAACAGGTTCCCGGCCTTCGTCGCTGACGACGGTAACGCGGCCAACGAGTTCTTCCGTGTGGCGGACGCAACGGGTCGCGCAGCCAGCACCACCACCCAGTACGCGCTGTTCGCGGGCGCACCGACCTCCGGACTCAGCGCCGGGTTCGGCCTCCCCGCCATGGGGCTGAAGCTCCGCAAGGGAGATCGCCTCCGAACCATCACGTCAGCCCTTGACGTCGGCGATAACTACTCCGCGATGGTGCTCCAGGTCGAGCGCATGCCGGAAGCGTTTCGTCAGAGCCAGGACTTCCTGGACGCATAACCCCCAACCGTCCGCCAACTTTTAGGAGACAGCATGACCTTCGCTGCAAACTGCAAGGACTGTACCAACGCCGGGATCCGCAAGGTCAAGGCGCTCGCCTTCTGGACGTGCGACGTCTGCGGTGAGAAGACCGACAAGTACGCCTGCCCGAACATCTGCGGCACGAGGCGACCTTGAGCAACGGGGGCGGCTTCAAGTGGGCGTTCGGTATCGACGGTGAAGGCACGAAGTGGGAGCGGTTCAAGCGCTCGCTCGGGCCTATGTCGGAGGAGCAGACCGAGGCATGGAAGCCGATCTCCTACGCCATGAAGTTCGTCGGCGGACTCTACATCGCCGGATTCATCATCGCCGTAATCTACACGCACGTCGGTTAGACGGTGGACTACCGCTCGCTGACCGCGGGCGGGACACATCGAGCAGAAGACCTGACCCGCGAGCTGCTTCCGGGCATGCTCGAAGCCCACGCGGTCAAGTACCTCTGGTTCCTGCAGAAGGGTTATCGCCCGCACATCTGGCAGATGCTCTTCCACTCCGCACGTAACGGGGGTGGCCTCGCGCGTTTCCGCCACCTCGTGGCCGGACGACGCGGAGGCAAGACTCTGAGCGCAGCGTGGGAGGCACTCTTCTATGCGCTCCACCCGCGCGAGTTCCATCGAGACCGTCACGGTGTCGAGTCGGATCGCCCGCTGTGGATCTGGGGCCTGGCGAAAGATCATAAGCTCGGAGGCCCGAGCCTCGTCACGTTCATGGACGTGATCCGGCAGGCCGGGCTCGTCAAGAACACCGACTACACGTACAACAAGACGGAGAAGGTCTTCGAGTTCTTCGGCCCCGGCGAACAACTGCTCGCGCGCGTCGAGTTCAAGACCGCCGTCGATCCGCAGTCACTGCGCGGTGCAGGCCTCGACATCCTCTGGATTGACGAGTCCGCCTTCATCACGACGCAGGAGGCGTGGAACGTCGTCTTCCCGGCGCTCGCCGACAAGGAAGGCATGGTCATCACGACCACGACGCCGAACGGCAAGAACTGGTTCCACAAGCTCTTCTGGAGCGACCGTGCGCGACTCGACCTGAATCAGTTCCGCGTCGAGTACACGAGCATCGACAACCCCTACTTCAAGCGATCGGAGTGGGACTATGCCCTTGAGCACTACCACCCGTGGATGTTCCGGCAAGAGTTCATGGCGTCCTTCGATGCGATGGCAGGTATCGCCCTCCCCGGAGACTGGCTCAAGTTCTGGGTGCGGGGAAACCCCGACATCCAGACGGACGACATTGGTCTGCCGATGGACGACAGCGGACAGCGGTACGACCTGCGGCTCTTCATCGGGGTAGATCCGGCGATCAGCCTCGCGGACACCGCCGACCACTTCGCCATGGCGCTCATCGGGATCACCCGACAGGGCGACCAGGCGTTCCTGATCGATTACTTCGTTGACAGGATCCAGTTCCCGGATCAGCTCGACAAGGTTCGCGAGTGGTTCCTGAAGTGGCGGCCGGAGAACATCGGCATCGAGTCGAACGCGTATCAGCGCGCGCTCATGCAGATGACGGCGCGCATGCAGGGTCTTCCACCCGTAACGGCAGTGATGTCGAAGGGGAAGAAGGAAGACCGCATCCTCGGGCTGGGGCCGCTCTTCAAGATCGGCACCGTCCGGATCAACAAGGAGCACCGCGAGTTCATCGACCAGTGGGTGTCGTACGACCCCGAGAAGAAGAACGGGGACGACGACCTCCTGGACGCCGTTGAGATCGCGCTCGGCTCCGCGGGAGTTCTGCTCCCGATGATGCCGCACGTAGACCTCTTCCCCGGTGATGCCGAAGGCGGCTCGCTGGAGGAGCAGGCCTGGTTGCAGATCCAGAACAGCAAGGACAAGAACCGATCCTACGATCCCGAGACGGGCTCGGAGGGCTAAGCACACGAGAGGAAGGGCATGGCCATCAACTCGCACATCCAAGACCATCTCGACAAGCGTTCGGGTGGCCTTACGTACGTCGCCTCCGGCGAGGTGGCGCATATCACCTCCGTATCCGTTTCCGCGCAGCGCATCGCTGAACTGGAGCGGGTAGCCGACGTAACGGGACACGAACTACAACTCGTCGGGCAGGTTCTCACGCTCGTACCTAAGGGCTCGGTTCAGGTCGGGCAGTTCACCGTCACCATCGCCTCACCGGGCGTATTCACGCTGACCGCGCACGGCCTGTCCGTGGGGAGCGCCATCAAGCTCACCACGACCAGCGCGCTCCCGACCGGCCTCTCGGCCGGAGTCGTGTACTACGTCATCGCAGCGGGCTTCGGAGCTAACAGCTTCCAGGTGTCGCTCACTCCCGGAGGCGCGGCCGTTAACACGTCGGTCTCGCAGTCCGGCACGCACACGGCCTGGAAAGCGGTCTAATGTTTGGCCTCGTCCGCACGAGTACCGTTGAGCGTCTCCTTCGGGAGACGCTCGCAGAGCGCGAGCGCATGGTGCAGGTCCTGATCGAGCAGATCGAGTACCTGCGCGCACAGGTAGGCATGGCGACGACAACCGTCGGCATGGCCGCAGACCTGCAGCCGCGTTACACGCCCTACGCCGTAGGCACTGACACTCCCGAGATGGAGTTGGGCAACTTCCTCAGCGATGAGGAGGAGCAGATCGAAGCCATGCGCCAGTCGGGAATGATCTCCGAGTTCGAGTTCCAAGCGGCCAAGGAAAAACTCAAGGCCGCGCCCGAGCGCGACATCATCGAGTAGCGAAGGAGGTGACAGTTGGCTGACACCCCGAATCCCCAGTACCGCGGCGTACGCGACCTGCGAGAGGCAAAAGACCTCGCAGAGAAGCGGCGCGAGCTGGATAACCTCCGGCATCGCGACAAGATCGACTGGGTCTTGAACCGCGAGTTCTATAAGGGGAACCAGTATTCGTACTGGAACAAAGCGTACGGCAGCGGCGGCCGACTGGAGACCGAGGCGACCGACGAGGGCGACAAGCCCCACTACAAGGTGCGCCTCACGAACAACCAGATCCTTCCGGGCGTCAACCACTACGTCGCCCAGCTCACGAAGAACCGCCCGATCATCGCGGCAACGCCGGACTCAGGCAGCGACAGCGATCTGAAGTCCGCCCAGATGGGTACTGCCCTCTGGGACTACTGGTGGGGCACCATGTACCTGACGAGCAAGCTGCAGAGCGCGCTCAACAACGCTGCGCTCTCGCAGGGGTACTGGTTCATCCAGTGGGACGCGCTCGCCGGGAAGTCCATGACGTACATGGTCGGCCCCGACGGTCAAGCGCTCGTCGGCCCGATGTGGTCGGACGACAACCTCGACATCTACCGCGACTCGCTGCGCGAAGCCGCGCAGCAGCAAGGCCACGATCCCGACGAAGTCGTCAAGCAGTTCACGAAGACGGTTTCGGTCGGAGACATCTCCATCAAGGTGCTACCCGGTGAGAACGTACTGCTCGACCCGGCCGCTCCGACGTTCGAGGACGCGAAGTACGCGTTCGTCATCGAGAACATGTCGCCGGAGGAGGCTGCCGCACGGTGGCCGAAGGCGAAGGATATCGGGCCGGATGCGATCCCCGGCGATGAGTCCCTGAATCTCTCAGGCCTCTCGCAGGAGAACGACCGCTCGAAGTCCGTTCGGCGCGTCTTCCACGGCTTCTTCGCGAAGAGCCCCGTGCTCCCGAAGGGCCGGTACGTCTGCTGGGTCGAGGGGCCGGACATCATCCTCTCGGACACAGCGTGGCCGTTCCCGTTTGACGAGCTTCCCATCGTGAAGTTCCCCGGTTTGGAGAGGCCGAACAGTCCGCTTGACATCCCTGTGACGACCGCGACGCGGCCGATCCAGAAGGACATCAACCGGACGATCTCCCAGGTCATGGAGCACAAGAACCTTACGATGCGGCCGCAGCTGCTTGCCCCGACGGGCAGCATCTCGGAGCGCATCACGAGTGAGCCTGGCCGCACGTTCTACTTCAACCCGATCAACGGGGCAGTCCCCGAATGGCGCAAGATCCCGGATCTGCCGGGCTACGTCTTCGAGCATCTGCAGGAGCAGGAGCGGCGGCTCGACCGCTACTTCAACCGGATGCCGAACCAGCGTGACCAGCTCCCGGCCCGCATCGACAACGCGGACGGGATCGACATCATTCAGGAGTCGGTAGCCGACCAGCTCAGTCCCACCGTGCAGCGCCTCGAAAGCGCGCTCGTGCGCGCGGGGATGATAATGGCCAAGCTGGCGCAGCAGTATTACGTCGAGGAGCGCCTGCTCAAGATCAAGGGCTCCAACGGCGCGGTGCAGGTCAAGAAGTTCCGCAACGCTGACCTCGCGGGCGGCTTCTCGTTCCAGGCAGAGGCGGGCTCCGGCCTACCACGCACGCGGGCGGGCAAGCAGTCACGCATCGGCTTCATGCTGGAGAACCGCTTGATCGACCAGCGCACGGCGATGCGGTACATGGACACCGCCGACCTGACGGGCCTCACGGCCAAGGCTCAGGCCGCGGAGGAGCAAGCGTACCGCACCATCGAGAAGCTCAAGAAGGGCACGCCCCTCAATCCTCTCGCGCTCGAACAGGCGAAGGCGCAGGCGATGCAGGCGATGCAGGATCCGAACGCAGACCTCAATGGCGACGGACAGCCTGAAGACCTGCAGACGAAGATGGGACTGATCCAGCAGATGCTGGAGCAGGCGTCACTTCAGCCGATGCCGCACGAGGATCCGGGCGTCCACCTCGACGTCCTGACGCAGTTCATGGACTCCGTCGAGTTCGAGAACCTCGACCCCGCTACTCAGAACCGATTCAGCCAGCGCTTCACGGCGATGATGCAGATGAACATGCAGATCGCTCAGGCGTCTGCTCAGATGGGTGCGCCCGTCGAGCGGCCGAAGGTCACGCTCCAGATGAAGGCCACGTCAAGTGCGCCGGTCGCTGGGGAGATCCTTCGCGAGGCTGGGGTTCAGGTCTCTGACGAAGCGGTGGCACAGCCGCCGCTGGAGACGTGGGTCACTGACAGCATCGACAAGGCGGACGCGGATGACGCGGGCAACGACCCGTTCACCGACGCCGAGAAGATGCAGACCCTGGTTCATAACCAGGAGCAGCATGCGAAGACGATGTCGAAGGCGGCCCACGAGGTCTCCCTCGCAGAGTCGAAGACGCACGGGGCTCAGCAAGACGCCTCCGGTCACGCCGACGCGCGTGCCGAGGCCGAGCACCAGCAGCGCATGAGGCACGCCGAGGAGATGCACCAGGCCAAGCTGGCCGCGGCGAAGCGTCCCCCGGCGAAGCCGAGCGGAGGCAAGTAATGGCGGGGGTGAGCAAGTACACGGAAGCCGACAGGGCGGCCGTGTACTTCTCCCTCCAGATCACGGGCGGCAACATCAAGCGCACAGCCCGTGAGGCCGGGTACCCGGAGTCCACCGTTCGCGGGTGGAAGAAGGACTTCGCGGAGAACGGCCCGCCGTCGGCGGAGGCAATCGAGGAGGTCTCGTCCGACTTCATCAAGGACGGGGAGCGCATCCGGAACAAGGCACTCGACAGGATCGAGCAGGTCTTGGATGACCCTCTCTCGAAGCCGAAGCTGGCTGAGTTGAACACGACGGTCGGTGTACTCACCGACAAGCTGAACACCGCTCGCGGCTTGGACGTCAAGCGCGTCGAGCACCAGCACCACCTCCCGGACGCCGAAGAGGCGCGGGAGCTAATGCGCGGGTTCGCATCGGAACTAATCGCGATGTCGGCCTCACGCGACGGCGAGATCATCGACGCCGAAATCGTAGAGACCAAGTCTCTAACGCCCTAAACCGTCCACTAACAGAGCAGCCCGTAAGGGACTCTGAGAGGAGAGAAACCACTTTGTCCGAAGCAGCATCAGAGATGTCGTTCGCGGAAGCGGAGGCAGCACTCGGAAACGCAATCGAGGCGGAAAACGCCCCGGCGGTTCCCGAGCAGGCTACCCCGACTCCGGCGACTCCCGAGGGAACGGCCACCGAGGCCGGAGTACAACCGCACCACGCAGCGTCACAGCTCCGAGATCCCGCGTCAGGAAAGTTCATCCTGCCGGACGGATCGCTGTCTGACGCGCCTGCCCCGGCTGCGGACACTCCGTTGTTCGATGGATCGGTCAATCCCGACCAGCTGATCGCCGAGCACCCGGAGCTTGCTCCATTCGTCAAGCAACTGCAGGGCGAATGGACACGCAAGACTCAGGCGCTCGCCGAACAGCGCAAGCAGTTCGACGGCCTCGACCCGCAGGTTGCGCGTCAGGCGACCGAGCTGTACCAGGCTCTACAGGATCCGAAGTACCTTCAGGAGTTCCACGCGGAACTCTCAACGCACCTCCAGGCGCAGGGACTTACGTCCGCTCAGGCGAATACGGAAGCAGCCAAGCGCATCGAGACCGAGGTCGCAGGCGCGCAGGGGGAAGCCCCCGCGCTTGACCTAACCGCGTTGAGGTCGGATCCGGAGCTTGCGCCAATCGCGGCGGCCCTCGAAGCCCAACAGTCTCGTCTCGACTCGTTCGAGCAGCAGGCTCAGGCGCGCGAGGAAGCCGAAGCGATGGCGAACTGGCAGATGGCAGTCGCTGGTGAACTCCAGCGGCAGGAGATGTCGATCCTGCAGGCTAACCCGCACTACACGGAAGCCGACATGGATGGCATTCACGAGCTAGCTGCCTACTTCGATGGCAACCTGCTCCAGGCGCAGACACGGTACGAACAGATCGGCCAGCAACTGGTTGATCGGTGGCTCGCGCAGAAGCAGGCACACACCGAAGTAACGCCCGGTTCAGTGTCGGGCACCGGCATCAGTGAGGTACCCGAGTCACTTGGCGAAGATCTGGACGCAGGTCTCAAAGCCGCACTCGGAGCACTCGCTGAGCAGGGCATCGACACGTTGGACGGGTTTTAACTCTCGCTTATCCGCCGGGGCGTGAGATCCGCATCCTCACAACCCAAGGGAGTTCGACCGAACAATGGCTGGTGCAACACTCACCACCCTGTCGAACATCATGAAGAACTTCTATCTGGGCCCCGTCCAGAGCCAGCTGAACAACGAGATCCTCGTTCAACAGCTGTTGGGAACTTCTTCTGAGAACCTGGAAGGCCTCGCAGCCAAGCTGCCTCTCCACAACCTTCGCTCAAGCGGCGTCGGTGCTCGTGGTGAGCTTGAGACCCTCCCGGTGGCAGGAGCACAGGGCTATGCCCAGGCCTCGTTTGACCTCGCGTACCATTACGGTCGCGCGCAGGTCTCAGGCCAGTCGATTCACAAGACGCGCAGCTCTGCTGGCGCGTTCCTAACCGCGATGAAGTCAGAGCTGGACGGCCTTCGGGACGACCTCGCCCTCGACTTCGCGCGGCAGATCTACGGCCCCGGTAACGGTGCCGTCGCTACCACGGCAGCCAACGGCGCTGGCGTTGTCCTGACCCTGCAGAGTGCAGAGGCGATCTCAAAGGGATTCCTCTACATCAACATGGTCATCGACTCCGGCCCCGTCGCTGGTAACCCGCAGGCCAACTTCACGAACCGCACGATCACGGACATCAACCTGGCGACGCCTTCGATCACCATCTCTGGTGCGAACGTGACGACCAACGCTGGTGACGCGATCTACAGGTTCGGTAACGCTGGCCCCTCGACCTCGTACGCGCTTCGCGAGATGGACGCTGGTCTGCAGAAGATCCTGCCGACCGCTGCGAACACCCTCGGCGGCATCAACGCCGCCTCCGCGGGTAACTCGTACTGGGACAACCTGCGTAACACCACGGGCGGCACGATCTCGCTGTCCACGCTGATGCAGGAGTGGAACCGCTCCGCTTCAGCTGGTGCCAAGCCGGGCGAGGTTGTCGCGATCACGACTCCGGGCATCGTCCGGCGTCTGTTCGAGACCGGGGACTTCAAGGCACTCGTCCAGTTCGTTAACACGAACGACTTCGCGGGCGGGTTCTCTGAGGTCAGCTTCGCTGCCAACGGTGTGCCGATCAAGCTCTACCCCGACCGGCTCGCGCCGTGGGGCCAGGTGCTGATCCCGCACAAGAAGCACATTCGCATGTTCTCTCCGGCCGACTGGGACTTCCTCTCGAAGGACGGTCTCACGGTGCGCTGGGTGAACGACATCGACGCATTCCAGACGGCGCTCTTCAAGTACGCCAACCTGGGCGCTGACCGGCGCAACACGTCGAACGTCATCACCGGCATCACGGACACGAACGGCGTCTAAGCACCATCGTTCCTACTCGTCGTCCCACTGGGACTGACGAGCTTCCCCGGCTGGGCCGCGCCCTCGTGGCCTGGCCTGGCCGGGGTTCTTTTTACGTCCGCAACCGCCAAGGAGGATCATGAACGTCACAGACCTGACTGCTTCGCAGCTTTGGCTGCCGGGGCAGGGCCTCGTCCCGGCGCACATGCGTACGGCGCTCAAGACCGTCGAGGAGTACGACGACGACCTCACCATCGGTCGGCACGAGCAGACGGGCGAGTGGGTCGTCCTCCTGAAGCGCGGCCCCGAGGGCCGACCATTCCCGGTGTTCGGGCTCGGTATCGAGCTGCCTGCTCCGGAGCAGATCAAGAAGCGCCTCTACGAATCTGACGTGCGCCGCAACGGCGCGGAGATCGTGAGGCAGATCACCCGCAAGACGGAGCTGGCTCAGGCGGAAGGTCGCCGAGTAGCCAGCGAAGCCTCCGGTCACGCAGCCGAAGCGCTGGAGTGGGGTCACCGCAAGATGGGTGCACACCCCAGCCCGCGCATTTTCGTACCTAGCCCGAAGGGAGAAACACCGTAATGTCACTTTTCGCACCACAGGATCCACGAGGGCCTGACCAGCGGCGCAAGCAGCTGATGGCGAAGCTCGCCATGCAGGGCCGTCGCAACGTCCCGATGCCACAATCGGCCGGGCACAACGCGCTCGCAAGCGGCGATGCAGGCCGCACATTCCGCGGGGCCACCACCTTCCGACCGCCTTCAACGCACGGCGGGAACGTCCTCAGCTCGATCCTCGCGCGCCTGGGCATCGGCGGCCAGCCGGGACAGGGCGAGTTCAGCGGCGGGCCTGGCGCTCCTATCGGCCATCCCGGCATGGGTGGCGGCGTAGGCGCAGATCCGTTCTCGCGCACACCGCAGGCGATCACGGGCGGAACGCCTATCGCTCCGAATGACCCGACCATGCCCGGCGTGGGCGCTCCGGCCATGCCTGCTCAAGCGCAAGGAACGCCGCCGCCCGGCTATGGCGACAGCACCTTCACGCCTCCGGCCACGCCCGGAGGTCTCCCTCAGCTGAACGAGGGCAGGCTCCCGAGCCTAGTCCAGGACGCAGGGAGCAACGGGCTCGTCGATCTCGGTAACGGCATGTTCTACAACCCCGCCACCGACCAAGTCACGCACGGCGGTGCGGCCCCGAACGCCGCTACTGGCGCGCGCGGGCTCTACAGGGAATAAGGCACATGGACGCGCCTGCACTCATCGCGATCCTGAACGCCTACGGGTTCACGGACACCGACACAACGACGAAGGTGAACGCGATGCAGGCGGCTCTCCGAAGCATCCTGCAGCGGAAGCCGTGGCCGTTTCTAGAAACCACGAAGTCGCTCGCGTTCAACGGGTCGAGCGCAGTACCTACGACGAGCCTCTCCGACCTGCGGGCCGTGATGAAGATCATGGACAACAGCGCAACCCAGCCGCGGCGGATTCGCTTCAAGCGAACCGACGACATGGAGGAGCAGTTCGACCTCACCGAGACCGGGACGCCGCTCTACTACTACTTCGTCGGCACGCAGCTGAACCTCTGGCCGATACCGAGTTCTACGCAGACGCTGCGTCTTCGGTACCTGCGTACGGCCCCGGTCATCAACGAGAACTCGACCGAGGCTCAGATCCTGCTCCCGCCGGACTTCCACGAGGCGTGGGAGTTCCGCACAGTGGCCAACCTGGCCGACCTGGACGATGACAACGACGTCGCCGCGCGCTTCGAGGCCAAAGCCGAGAACGGTATCGCGCAGATGACGGAGGCGCTCATCGCCCTGCAGCATGACGAGGCCGACTACGTCCACGTCATCGACATCGACGATTACGGCTACGACGACTAAGGAGGTGGGCGATGTCCGTATTGACGGAGACGTTTGAAGGATCTCCGGGCGGAATGAACCTCGCCCTTCCGGCATCGGAGCTTGACGACACTGAGGCGCAGTACATTCAGGACGGGCTGGTTGACTACCCCGGCCTGACGCGCCGTCGCGGCCCGCTGCGGAAGGTCACGGGCATCGCCAATCTCACACGCAAGGGCTCCGGGCTCGCCATGACCCTGAACCCGCAGGGCATCGACAAGTACGGGGTGCTGAACGGCGACAACTCGAACGGCTACTTCAGCGTTCTGAGCGACGACGTCACGGCTGTGCAGGCCGACCTGGCCTGGCCGCACCCGCTCCCGACCACTCCCCTGACGCCGGGACAGCAGTACCGCAATGTGGACATCAAGCCCTCGCTCAACGGCGGGGCCTGGATTGGCGTCTCCAGCTCCTATGACGCGAACAGCCCGAACCAGGGCCTCGCGCTCTGGATGGGCGCGAACCGCGCGAACTACAGCGCGGGCTCAGTCACGGTTGCGCGCGGCTCCGCGGCGCTCACTGCGCCGAGCGGCTTCACCGCCAACGTGGTCGCCGGTATGTGGCTCTTCGCGAACACCGACGAGCCGTACACGAACGCCCTCATCGGCCTCGTGCGCTCGGTCAACTCCGACACGAGCATCACGCTCGACTCTGTCAGCCCCTACAACGTCACCGCGAAGGCCGCGACGTTCCAGGCGCTGAGGGGCTTCGCCCCGAAGGTCGGCGTCGGCTACATCACGGTGGACACGTCAAGCGCCACGGTCACGGGCGGCAAGACCAAGTTCTCGTCCGACGGGCTCAGCACGGGCACCTGGCAGATCTACCGCGCGCGAGACATGGCGTTTGTCGGCAAGGTCTTGTCGGTCACGACTGAGATCAGCCTGACGCTCGCCGCCAACGCGGCGGTAGCGATGGCTGAGGACAAGTACATCGCGATCCGCGCGGATGCGGACTTCAGCATCAGCACTACCGCGAGCACTCAGAAGGTCGGCTTCCTCAACGCGACCTACGCGGGGCGTCAGTGGTTCGCAAACAACGGGGCCGTGCTTGACAAGACGACGCGGCTCTGGTTCAGCGACATCAACGACCCCGAGATCACCGACCTCGCGGACTTCGACGGGGACTGGGACGACGTGACCAGTTCGTCCACGGTCAACGAGCCCATCCGGGCCATCGCCTCGGCGAACTCCGGCCTCGTGATCCTCAAGGAGAACGAGACCTACCTCGTCACCGGGAACAGCCCGGCGTCCTTCTCGCCGAGGAAGCTCGAAGACGACGGCACGCTGAGCGGCATGTCCGTGCAGCAGTACGGCGGGGGCGTCATCTGGGCCGGTCGCGAAGGGATCCACTTCTTCGACGGCCAGACCGCACAGAACCTGACGTCGGATCCGGTACGCCCGAAGCTGGGCGACTACTGGAAGAACTCGATCCGCACGTTCGACCCGGCCACGTACCGCATGTACTCGATGATTAACCGCGACCACTACTTCCTCTTCGTCGAGAAGATCAGCCCGACCGTTCCGGTCATCAAGGGCGTCGTCTCGCACACCCCCACGCAGATGACCTTCGTCATAAACATGGTCACGCGCGCGGTCACGGTGATGACGAACACGAACATCCGCGGCGCTGTGACACTGCCGTCGAGTGCGGGCAAGCACTCCTGGTTCCTCGTGAACGGCCGTATCGACGGAGAGGCCACAGACCACGCCTTCATCGCCGAAGGCGAGGCCCTCTTCAATGAGGAAGGCACCGACCCGATCTCCTCGGATACGGAGGTGTCGATAGGTGCCACCACTATAACCAACGCATCCCCCGCGGTCTTCACGAAGGTCGCGCACGGGCTGAAGGTCGGGGATCCAGTCACCTTCACAACGACCGGCGCACTACCGACAGGCCTCGTGGTGGGGACGACCTACTACGTGATCGCTGCCGGGTTCACGGTGGACGCCTTCGAGGTGTCTCTCACACTTGGCGGAGCGGCGGTCAACACGTCCAGCGCAGGCTCGGGTACGCACACGACGTACCGAGCTTGGCAGATTGTGGGCCCCGACTTCTTCTACGAGTCGAAGAAGTTCTCCGAGGGGGACAGCACGCGGCTGAAGAAGTTCAAGCAGCTGATGATGCACTACCTCGCGCAGGGCGGCGACATCAAGGTGGACACGGTCATCGGCCTGAACGACTTCGGGCAGGTACTCAGCTCTACGTTCCCCGCGTCGGTGCTCACCTGGGACACGCTGAAGAACGCGGTCGCCAACTGGGACGCGGTCAACGCGCAGTTCGCCACCTGGGCCTTCCTCGTGCAGGGCGTCTTCAAGCCGAAGCGCGTGAAGTTCCAGCGCGCATCGACGCACCTGAGCTTCCGGCTCTACCAATCCACGCCAGCCATGACGCGGCTGCAGATCGGGCCGTTCGCTATCGGCTACAAGCTGAAGCGGCCAGGAAGGATCTAACGTGGCAGATCAGTCGCTGGGTGAGCTGACCGTAGGTTGGCTCACCCGGTATCTACGCGACCTACAGGAGCGCTACCCGACGAGCTTCCTCCCGCAGTTGACGGTCGAGGAGCTGGTCGTCTCGAAGAAGATCACGATTGGCGACCAGGTGGACTTCCTCGCGTTCGCGACCCCCAAGGTCATCGCGACGGTCGGTCAGCCCGCGTTCGCTAACAGCTGGGCCCACTACGGTGCGCCCTACTCGAACGCCTCGTACATCAAGCGGCCGGGCGGCTGGGTCGAACTCATCGGCGTCATCAAGAGCGGCACCGTGGGGAGCGCAGCGTTCACGCTGCCGCCGGGCTACCGGCCGATTTCCACGAAGTCGCTACTCACGCTCTCGAACGGAACCACTGGGCGCGTGGACATCGGATCTGACGGCACCGTCACCCCTATAGCGCCGTCGAACAACACCTCGGTCGTCCTCGACGGCCTTCACTTCAAGATCGCCTAAAGGAGGCGCTACATGGCAACAGACGCTACTGGTGCGCCTACTACTCTAGGCATCCCGAAGTTCAACACGTCCGCTGACGCCCCGTCAGGGCTCGGCAGCAACGCGCAGATGGACGCTATCGACGCGCTGCTTGCAGCGCGCGTGGTCAAGCCCCCAGGGATCAGTGCTGGTGAGGCCACGGTCTGGAACGGCGCAAGCTGGGATCGTTCCAGTGTCACGAAGATCACCGCTAATGGCGTGTCCGGTGTTAACGCTCAAGTCACTGGCGTCGTGGTCTCAGGCGCGAACACTGACCTCGCGTGGCCGGGTGGAGATGCTACGACCACGATGGTTGACGTAGGCACCACGGGCGGAACCCTTCGTACTCTAGCGGCCGCCAATAAGGGTGTGGGATCGCGGGTCATCTTCCGTAACAGCGGCGCGGGAACCCTGACCATTAAGAACCAGCTTGCGGGCGGTACCGGGTTTCAGTTCCTTATGCGAGGCTCAGCCCCCGCGGATCTAGTCCTCCAGATCGGGGACGTCGCGGAGTTTGTGCAGTACGGCTCGCTGTGGGTAGAGGTCTCCAAAGACCAGGCCCCCGTCGCTGGGGTTATTGCGCCGACGCACCTACCCAGCCAGGCCATGCTCGCCATGAGTTCGAAGGTCCTAGTTGCGAACACGGTGTACCTAGTCCCCATCCCGAACGTCACCGTACCGACCTCCATCAGCCGTATCGACTGGGGAATCAATACGTTGGTGGCGGGTAACTATGACGTTGGCATCTACTACTCGGATGACGACGCCACCTTCACGTTGCTGGGTAGTAAGGGATCTACGGCGCAGCCTGGCGCGGTCGCGATCACGACTACGATTGCATCTCAGACGATCACTCCGGTGGTCGGACGACGCTGGTACTACGCCCTCGCCCTCAGTTCAGCTTCGACCGTCAACGCGACCGGAACGGGTGGTGGTTCCGGCGCACTCGTCCCGGGCTTCAACAAGGCCGCCTCATTCCCTCTCCCGGGGTCATTGACGGCGATGACTTCTGGCTTCGCGGACATACAGGTTCCAACCATCAATGGCCGCGTCTAAGGTGTCTACCCCTTACGACGCACCAGTCCCTGGCGCAGTCGGCCAGATGAATGTCGCGCTGCTCGGGAAGACCGCGTACAACAACACGTTGGCGCGGATCAACCGACAGCGGGGCTCGACCCTGCAGCAGTACGGCTACCTCGGCGATGTCGATCCGACCACGGGCGTTCTCGCGAACGTCCGCGTGGATCCGAACAACCGCTTCGGGGACTTCCAGTCGCTGCTGCGAAGCCACGCCGACCAAGCTCAACAGGCCGAGTTCAACTCACAGGAGCGCGGCCTACACGGCGGCATGGCGAACAAGGCGCAGAGCGATCTTCGCTACGGCTTCGGTCAGGACTCGGCGCATCTGGGGCAGAACTTCGCCAACCAGTTCACCGACTACCAGGATCAGCAGTCGCAGGCTAAGTACGACTACGACAAGGCGCTCTACGAGCAGCAGCTGCAGGACGCTCAGAACGCCATCGCCAACGGGGACTTCAACCCCGCGAACTATGGCGACAGTTCGTCCGACTCAACCGACTACGGCACTCCATACGACGGGGGCACGCTCTCCGCAGCGACCGACCCCTACACCGGGGCGGCGGCCGAGCACATCGCTGGCGGCTACGGCGGCTACGTCAACGCACCCGGCGGTGGGGCCTCGGCTACGGCCGCGGCGAACGCGGCCCTCAAGAAGGCGAAGGCCCCCGCGAAGCCGAGTGCGGCACGCGTAGCTAAGACGGTCGCCAAGGTTGTAGCGAAGAAGAAGCCCACATTCACCCAAGTCAAGAAGAAGTGAGGGAGGTAGCGAATGGCTAAGGCACCGCCCAAGGCTCCGCAGGATGAACTGTGGCAGCGGGCTGCAGGCTCCAAGCCGAAGACACCTCCCAAGGTAGTCAAGGATCAGCTGTGGGAGCGCGGCCCCGGCACGAAGAACAACACGCCGAAGCCCAAGGTCAAGCAGACCGCGCCGAAGCAGCCGCCGAAGAGTCTCTTCGGCGCACAGTCGTCCGTCAACCGGCAGGCGAACCTACACAGCCTTTCGGCCAAGCAGGTGCAGACGCTCCTGGCGGCCAAGGGCTACAAGGTTCCGACATCGGGAAAGATGGACGCGCAGACGAAGACGGCGATTGACGCCTACGTCTCGAACAAGCCCCCGAAGCAGTACAACACCTGGGCGGCCAAGGTCTACGCCCCGAAGGCTGCTCCTCCGCACAGTCTCTTCGGCGCACAGACCGGCAAGATGGCTCCGACTCCTGCGGCTCCCGCTGGGAAGAAGCAGACGGGGCCGAAGGGTGGGCTTGGCGTAGACCTCGCCAACCTCAATGACATCGGGACGAGCATCGGCGTTGACACACCGGAGTCGTTCGCGGACGTCATCGCCAACGGCACCGCGGGGCAGGCCGTCACTGACGCTCAGCGTCAGATCGACCGAGCCCCGGCGCAGAACGCGCAGAACACGCACGACATCGGGCACTGGTACGACCAAGTGCTCGCGTCGCAGGCCACCGCGGCCGGGCGCGATGCCGAGATCGGCGCTGCCGGTACGAACTCGATTCGTGACGCAGTGAAGTCGGTTGTCGCCTCTCTCGGGGGCGCGGCTAACGAGGGCTCCGGCATGGTCGCCGCTGAAGGTCAGCGTGGGGCCGACATGCTGCAGGCGCTCTCCGCGAACGAGGATCAGTACAACGCGGACGTCCGGCCTCTCATGCAGGCCGAGTCGGCTGGCGCGAACACGCGCGAGCTTACTCGACAGAGCAACGACATGAAGGATCTGCAGAACAAGCTCACTGACGCCAAGACGGCTAAGGGTGCTGCGCGCATCGATGCGCTGATGAAGATCCGAAGCGACAACAACGCGCTCGCACAACAGCGGTTCACGAACCAGCTGAACCTGTCCAATGCGAAAGAGGCCGCTCTCATGAACGGGCTCAAGATCGCGGGCGGTGGTGCTTCGGCCACGTCACCTAACACGCTTGCGAAGGCGTCCAACGGTGCGATGAATCAGTTCATCGCGTACGACGACCAAGGCAATCAGATGCCCGGCTACAGCACGAAGGGCAAGAACCCGCAGCAGGTCGTGCAGATGGTCAACAACGCTTACCTCGGCATGGGACTCAACCTCAAGGATCCCCGTGTCGCTCAGTCAGCGATGGCCACGCTCCGCGGGCTCGGGATCCAGCCGGATCCCCATTGGTACGGCCAAGGCTAAGCCCACAAATGAGAGGAGGCCCTAATGGGTATGTACTCCCCGCCGAAGAAGCTCTACAGGGCCCCCGCTAAGTCGTCGAAGTCCGGCGGCTTTCTACACGCGCTGGGTGCCCCTGCGAAGTTCGCGGGGCACCTGGCGGAAGACATCGGCCACACAGCGATGGGCCTCGGCCCTGGCCTCGTGCAGACGGTGTCGCATCCGATCCGCTCCATCGAGGAGATGGGCAAGTCGAGCTGGCAGGACTGGTCGCCGCTCTTCCACGGCCACGTAGGACAGTGGGCCCACAACTTCTACGCGCACCCGCTCGCGCCGATCCTCGACATCGCCGCGGTCGCCGGTATCGCAGCCGCGCCCTTCACGGGCGGGGCCTCCCTCGCGCTCGACACGGCGGATGCCGGATTCCGCGAGGCCTCGTTCATCGGCAAGCTCGGCAAGGCCGCGAAGGCGACCGAGATGAAGACGAAGACGTCAGAGGGTATCGCGGTCACGAAGCAGCTCCGGCGCGCCCCGCTCGCGAGCATGCGCCAGGTGGCGCTGCACGAGCTGGCGACCAAGACGGAGCAATACCTGCCGAACTGGCTCACGCCGACGGCGAGGGCTGACCGGACTCTGGCGCGCCAGGTCATGCACAACCGGGTCGCGCTGCACAACCAGCTCGACAAGGAAGTTGCGTACCACGCGCAGGTCGCCGCGCTCGTTGCGGCCGGGGAGAAGCTGGGCTCCATCTCGGAGCGCACCGCGATCCTGCGCCACAACTACGAGCAGTTCAAGACGTACGCCCACACCTGGGACGGCCCCAAGATCGCGGAGAACTGGAACGGCAAGGACATCAAGCCGCCACCCGGATTCGACTTCGTGCGGGCCACGCCTAAGGATCTGACGAGCCACGCTAAGACCGCCGCGGACTACCCCGGCGAACTGGAGCGCGCGCATCACCGGATGATGACGGACGTCGGCTCTGAGGCGGCGAAGAACGCCGAGGGCAAGTACCTCGTCGTCCCTTCGCACACCGCGAAGAACATGATGCTGGAGGCGAGCCACGGCGCGTCCTCCCTGCTTCGGATCGTCACGACGCCTTGGAAGCTCATTCAGGTCGGCTGGGCTCCGCGCTCGCTGATGAACAACAGCGTCGGCAACGTCGCGATGACCATCGCCGAGCACCGGCCGGTCGCACTCGTGCACGGTCTACTCGACGCCTTCCGGCAGTCGGGGAACCGCAAGGCCGCGATGGGCCTCATCACGCACGGCACCGAGGCGCTTAACTGGCACGGGATCGAGCGTCACTTCCACGACGTCATGGATTCGCCGAGCGCGTTCGACAACCCGCTCAGCGGGATGGGCTCAACGAAAGGCGTCAGGGGGAAGTTGAAGAGCGGCTTCTACCCGCTCATCCACAAGCAGGAGCAGTTCCTTAAGCTCGTCTCGCTGAACGCGCATCTGCGCGGATCGGCCGAGGTCAAGGCTGCGATGAAGTCGGGGGCCTCGTACGAGGAGGCAGCCAACTCCGCGCTCGAAGCGAGCATGCCTCTGCGTAACGCTACGGCGAAGCGCGCGTTCGACACGATGGGCGACTACCGCACGTTCAACAAGGTCGAACGTGGGGCTCGCGAGATCATGCCGTTCTACTCCTGGAACAAGCACATCACGCTGCACACGGCGTCCATGCTCGATGAGCATCCCGTGCGTCTCGCGATGGCGGGCCAGATGGGTACGGAGGGCAAGGACACCGTCGAGAAGATCATCGGCAAGGTTCCTACGTACATGGAGGGCGTCGTCCCGCTCTCGATGCTCGGGCTCGGCAAGGGGAAGGTGCTCGGAACACACGGCATGAACCCCTACTCCACGGTCGGCGACATCGCCGGACTCGTGCGCGGCCTCACGGTCGGCGGGTCGGATCACGCCGGGTCAGACATCGCAAGCGGTGTCAACCCGTTCCTCGTGAGCGCCATGGAGCACATCACCGGCCACCGTGTCGGCACGGACGTCCCGATCAGCACGAAGGGCGGGCTCGTTCCGTCCACGCTGGCGGACGTGCTGAGCAAGGTATCGGAGATGCGGCTGGCTACCACGCTGGTTACAGGCGAGCAGCAGCCTCACCCGAACGCACGCACTGGCAAGGTCACTCCGTTCCTGTACCGCAAGGACGCGAAGTCGCAGGCCCTCGGCCTGCTCGGCCTGCCGGTCAAGGAAGTCAACACCTCAAGGGCGCACGAGCTGGCTAACAAAGAGCAAGGCGTCAAGAAGCGCAAGAAGCGCAAAGTCCAACACGGTCTGTTCTAAGAGAGGGGGCTCCACTTGGCAGCATTTCACGGCTGGGCCGTGGGGGTCTTGCATTCCATCGGGGCCCCCATCACCCCGCAGAACATGCGCGCGCTCCAGGCCTGGCAGCAGGCCGAGGGCGGATCCGCGAGCTTCAACCCGCTGAATACGACGCAGCCCTCAAGCGGGGCCGGTAACTACAACTCGGTCGGCGTCAAGGTCTACAAGAGCGCGCAGCAGGGCATCCACGCCACCGCGCAGACGCTGCTGAATGGGCACTACGGCTCCATCGTCGGGCTTCTCCGGTCGGGGAAGGCGACCGCGGAGCAGATCGGGACGGCCGTCGCTCACTCCCCCTGGGGAACCGGCGGGGGCGTCCTACGCGTTCTAGGCTCGGGCCCAGTACAGGTGCCCGGCAGCCCTGCCGCACCGCCCGGAGGAGCACCTGGGGCGAGTGGTGCAGGAGGGGGCGCTGTACAGGCTCTGCAACAGCAGGCGCTCAAGGCCATGGCCACGGCCTCCCTTATGCAGCCTGGAGGGCCGAGCGGCAGCGACCTCCTCTCGATGGCCATCGCGCGCAAGCAGGCGGAGAAGGCGCAGCAGCAATTTCCCGGCGGGGCTCAGGGCCCTGTCGTACCGAAGAACGCCGCGGCCTACAAGGGCCAGATCCAGTACATCGGAAACACGGCAGGCGTCAAACCTGCCTTCCTCCGCAGTCTGGGTCAGGCGGCCATGTCGGTCGGCGGCACGAAGATTCGCGTCCGCTCGGGCTACCGCAGCCCGGAGCACAACGCTGCGGTCGGCGGTGTGGCCCGCTCGAACCACACGACCGGAGACGCGATGGACGGCGACGTCTTCATCCCGAACAAGGGATGGATCCCGCTCGGGGTCGCGCTCCAGTCCGCAGCATCCAAGTACGGCCTTCGCTCCGGCAACGTGCCGGGCTTCTACCGCGGCGGGCTCGACCCGCCGCACGTCGATGACGGCGCTAACCAGAGATAGGAGGGTCGATGGCTGACAATGTAATCTACTCGCGCTCCACGGAGTCCGTACAGCCGGACTACAAGACCCTCGCCGCTAAGGGCGTAACGGTCGCGCTGAATGCGAACGATCCGCATCTCGCCGAGCAGGTTGCTCGCGCTCGCGAGAACGGCATGAACCCCGCCATCTGGATCCCCGCCGGAACCGGCGCAGATCCTGCGGCCTACGCCCAGAAGATGGCGGCCATCGTCCAGCAGTACAAGCCCAGCTCGATCATCCCGAACATCGAGCAGGACGGCAAGGGGTACGAGGGATCGAAGGGCTGGAATTGGTCGGCCCAGATGATGGCCGAGTACCAGAAGTACGTTCCGGCTGGCTCCGGCCCGCCGCTATCCGTGTCCGTGATGGGCGAGAAGGACTTCAACTACAAGCCCTACATCGACTACGGCGGGAACGTGCAGGCCGAGACGTTCGGTGCTAAGACGTCCGACCACAAGGACGTCGATGCCATGCGTCAGACGCTGCTCGACGCGGGCGTCCCGGAGAACCGGATCACGATGCTGCTCGCTCCGGGCCAGAGCGCCCAGAACTGGAAGGGCAGCACCGCCGGGTACACGCTCGACGACATGAGCCCGCAGCAGCTCTCGCAGATGCAGAACAACGCCAGCTCCGCCGTGTCGGGTACGCAGAGCGGGACGCAAGTTGACGGCCCGAGCGTGTACACGAACGCAGGGTTTGCACAGTCCACGGACGCGAAGGATCCACGCGCAGTCGCGTATGCGAAGCAGAGGCTCGCTCAGCTGCAGAAGCAGGGCTACTCCCCGAAGGACTTCGGCATCACCGGAGATCCGACGGCGCAGTGGCGCGCGATGTCCAGCATCATGGGGGCCGAGGCCGCGATCAACTCAGGCCACCCCGAGGCCTACCACGTCGGTGCAGACGTTCCGTCCTCAGTTGCGGACGTCGTCAACGGCCTGCTCAAGGGCGCAACCTCACGAAACGCAGGCCCAGGCTCTGACGCTCCGGCCTCCCTCGTGAACGCACCGGCTCCGGCCTACACACCGCCGACCGACCTGCAAGGGATCCCTGCCGGTACAGACACGTCGGGAATCGACTCGGTCATGAAGACCATCCTCGCCGCACAGCACGTTCGTCAGCTCGCCACGCCGGGTCAGGCTCCGCAGGCTCCGCGTCCCGTGACTCCGCAGGGCCCGGTCGCTCCGGCGGCACCTCGAACTGTTGCACAGCTTCAACCGCACCAGATGATCCCGCTCACGCCGGAAGCGAAGCGTGTCGGGCCTATGCAGCAGGCGATCCAGGTTGCCGCCGCACTCAAGACGCTCCGACAACTCCGTCCCTCTACCCCCGTCAAGGTGGACTAATTGGACCACGAACTCAGTAACAAGGACGCCGAGATCACCGAGGCGAAGGTTACGTACACCACGAAGGAGCTGCTGCAGCGCATTGACGACCGCTTCGACCGACTGGAGCACATCGCCGAATCCGCCGCTAGCCGTACGGACATGGAGAAGGTCATCGTCCGGGTTGACAAGCTAGAGCGAGATTCCGAAGGGACGAAGGCAGTCGCCAAAGCCCTTCTGCTCGACGGCAAGGATCGCTGGTCGAGGAACGAGAAGATCGCCGGTCTGCTTGTCGCGATCGTCGCTCTCGCGCCCAGCGTCACCACGCTCGTACACATCCTCGCACACACACAGAACTAAGGAGAATCACATGCCCGCAGTTGTTAAGCGCGTCGCGCGCGCCGTTGTGGCCGCCGTCGCATCCACCGACGCCGTCAAGGCCGAGCGCAGTCTCGCCGCCCTCATCGTCGTCCGCGTTCTTCTCTCCCTCGGCGCTAGCGTCGGGATCGTAGACATCGTCTCGAAGATCATCGGCGCGTAAGTTGGTCGGCAAACTCGCCAGCTGGCTACTCTTCTTGGTCGGTACGCTGGTCGAGAAGATCCTCGGCAAGACCATGTTCTTCCCGGACGAGTAATGACCTCCTCCGGCTGGCTCTGGGGAGCCGCCGGGCACAAGGTCGAGCACATGCCTATGCCTCACCCCGCCGAGCGCGTTGATATGCGCGTTCATCCGCAGGGCGTGATGCACACGATTGAGGGCTCACTCGAATCTGGCCTGGCGGTTTTCCGGCAGCACTACTCCCCGACCTTCACAGTCGGGCCTGGACGAATCATCCAGCACATCCCGCTCGGCTTCATCGCCGCTGCGCTCGAACACACCCGCAACCCGCCGACCAACGGCTGGGCGCGCGTGCAGATCGAGGTGGCCGGGCACAGTCGCACCACACGGTGGCTGCCGGACGCGAAGACGCTCAACAGTCTCGCGCACCTGCTCGCTACGCTCTCGCTCGCTCCCACGAATATCCCGCTGACGCGGCCGTTCGTGGACATCATGCCGCCGCAGCCGTGGGCTACGCCCACCTTCTCGCGTCGGCTGGCGGGGCACTGGGGCGAGACCGCGGGGTGGTACGGGCACGTCGAGATCCCCGAGAACTCGCACTGGGATCCGGGCGCGCTCAACTGGTCGCTCCTGCTTCGTCAAGCGGAGGTCATTCGCAAGATGACCACGAAGCCGAACAAGCCGCACGTCGTCCCTCGTCCTAAGCACATCCCCAAGGCGGTCTGGCACCGCGTACGCGGAAGGACGATGACACTGTGAGAGCTGCACTGATCCTCATGGGCGGCCCGAAGTGGCCGGACGGCACGAAGCTGAAGGCACACGGCGTCACGCGCCTCTATTACGAGGCCCGCGATTCGCAGTTCACCGCCGACGTCGCGAAGACGTTGCGCGGACTCGGCTACGAGGTCGGGCTCGACTACGACCCGAGCTGGGACGGCTGGCCGACGCCGGAGGCCGCGGTGCAGAAGGTGCTCAAGCACCTAGTGCGCCTCGGCTCGCTCAAGGCGAACACCGACGGCACGCTGACGCCGCTGGCACCGATGCCGGTCATGCTCGACATGGAGCACCATGACCCGGTGTACGCCGAGGCGTTCCTGCGCGAGTTCCGCCGACTGCAGCCCGGACGAAACATCGTCTGGACGCTGGAGTCGATGCAGGCGGGCTGGTTCGATGACAGCCTCGTCGAGCTGCTCAACGAGTACGCGCAGTTGCGTGTCGCTCCGCAGTTCTACGGCGGCGACATGACGCCCTTCGCGGGCGATCAGGCCTTCAAGGATCTGATCGTGCACGGCGTCAACGCTGCACGGCTCGTGGGGTTCTACGGACTCCGCGATCAGCACGAGGCACCGCTGCCGATTCCCCTCTGGTGGGACGGCATCCTCTACGTCGAGCACATGTCGCAGCTCGTGTAGCACAAAAAGAGCCCCCTGGCTCTACCCTTTACGGGGTAGGCCCAGGGGGCGTTTTTTCGTGGCTAAAGATGGGCCGAACGGCCTATGGCGAGATGGCAACACCGGCCGATAGTTTGGCAACAACACCCACCACGGAAGAAGGGGAGCACGAAGTGAAAGCCATCATCGGTGATCTCATATACGCAGCCGCGGCCTGGTGCCCGACGTACACGTACCGGCTGTTTAGGCTCGTCGAGCAGGCGCTCGACAACGTAGGAATGTAGGGGTCTTCGGCTGGAGGGCCGCCGGTTTCCTAGCGGCGGGCGGCCCTGAAGCCGGAGAGCGGACTCGAACCGCTGACCCCGCCCTTACGAGGGGCGTGCTCTACCAACTGAGCTACTCCGGCAGCCGTAGCACGTAGACCTTACCGCGCAGCTGCACCGCCCAACGGCGCGGAAAGAGCATCCGCAGGACGGGAAGCCATCGCGACGTACGCAACGGAAAATCAAGCCATAGAGCATTACTCGTGTGCTTCAATGGGTCTCCAGTCGTAGAGGGGCCAGCAGGTTACGAGTGCAGTTGACAGATAGGCTGGCTCCTGTACAGTGTCTAGGTAGAACACTTCATAGGAGGCAGCATGTCCCTTGTTTTCGAGCAGTACACAGACCGTCTCAGGCGCAAACGCAAGAGCCCGCACAGCTTAGCGGGCTTCGCCACAGCGTCCACCCGGCTCGAACGCTGGCTCGCGGCCCAGGGCCTGACGGCCGAGACCGCTACGTACGTCCAGCTGGAGGACTACTTCGACAACCTGGCCGCCGAGCTGAAGCCGAGCACGGCCGAGACCCACCTCAAGTACGTGCGGGCCGCGTACAACTACGCGATCCTCCGGGGCACGATCCGGGCGAACCCGGCGCTCGACCTGGAGGTCGCGAAGGGCCCGGACGTCGAGCCCACGATCATCCCGAACGAGTGCCTGCGGACGGTACGCGACCGCATCACGCTGCAGCGGGACTGGATCTTCTTCCACCTCCTGGCGTACACCGGGATGCGGCGGGCCGAGATCGTCGGACTGCGCTGGGAGGAGAACGTGCTCCTGGACGACCAGACGATCCGCGTCGTCGGGAAGGGTGGGAAGCTGCGGCTGATCCCGATCCACCCCGCGCTCGGGGAGGTGCTCAGCAAGTGCGAGAACCTCGGGCCGTTCGTCGTCTACTCGACGGGGAAGCGCGGCATCGCGTCCGAGACGATCCAGGACATCACGAAGCGCCTCTCCCCCTTCTACACGCCGCACGACTACCGGCGGACGGTGGCCACGAGCCTCGCGCGGAACGGCGTGCAGGAGAACATCATCGACCGGATCATGGGCTGGTCGGCGCGGACGGTGCGTGACCGCTACTACGTCAACGTGGCTGTCGAGGAGCTGCACCGGGGGATCCTCAAGCTGTACGCGGACGACCCGGTATGACACAGACCCTAGCCCCCGCCCTACCTTGGTATGCGGCCGGGGTTACCCGACGTCCCCACCACGGACGAAGCCGGGCGCTCCGGCCGCTAGCTATTTATGACACACCGGACGGCCGCTAAACGAAGCAAAGGGCCCCCATCACTGGGGGCCCACTGTTTTCTTCCCCGCCAGGGAAAGAACACCTGACGGAGTCTAGAGGATCTCCTTGAGTTCACGGAGCGCATCGAGTACAGCCTCGGTGCGTTCCAGCTCGCGGAGCCTCTTCTTCAGATGCTGGTTCTCGCGGATCAGACCCTCCTGCGGGTGGATCCAGCGAGCCTCGTACTCGTTGAACCCCCGGACCCAGGTCAGCTCGTACTCCTCTTCGAGCATCGCTGTCAGCACGGGAGTAGTGCGGTCTGTCTCGGCGGTCATGATTGGGAAGGTCATCAGCGACGGGACGCGTAGACGCCGACCCATCAGCAGAGATTTCTCGATGTCTCGTGTCTCCCCGCCGAACGGTCCACCTTTGAAGTGGATGCGGAACGTGACGCTCACGGGAGGTGGAACTCCAGATGCGTGAACAGCAGGGCGACGAGCGCCCCGACGGTAACGCGGACGGCCGTGCCGTACTTCCGGCTGGCCTCGTACATCCAGATTTTCGCACTGAGCGTCTGGCCGTAGCGGTAGCGCGTGACGTGCGCGACCAGCTCGGCCACCCAGAACAGGGCGAACAGGATCAGGATGATGATCGTGAGGATCATCGGTACCTCCGACGGAGGATCCGGCTCGGCTGCCAGTGCTTCCAGAACAGCGGTGTGAACGTCCGCCACGAGAAGCGATGCAGCGCACGCGTCGGCAGGAAGCCCATCACGTACAGCCGGAACATCAGGCCGTGGTACGCCCACCGCCGCAGGGGGATGGGCGGCATGTCCGCGTAGTTGAGATCGCGGGGCCGCTTCATCGAAGCTGCCTCCACCAGATCCGAAGACGACGCAGCCGGTACTTCCGGCCGTCGCCTTTGAACGTCTGCTTGGCGGCGTACTCGTCCAGCTCGTCCGCAGCCCGCCACAGCGTCCACCCGAGGTCGCGCATCGCTGACGTTGTCGGATAGACCTCGGCCCGTGTCCGTGCGTAGGCTCGGAACATCAGCTCCGGCCTTCCCTTCGTGAGGTAGACCCCGTCGCGGCTCAGCAGGGTATCGAGCACAGCCTCCTCTACCCGCACGCGCGAGTAGAGGAAGTCGTGGGTGTCGGGGTGGATAGGTGTGCTCACGCGCAGTACCAGGCCCGGTAGACCCGGAGACGTGTCTCCAGATCGAAGTAGTCCGGGTTGAGGTAGATGACGGCCCTCAAGTGGCGCGCCTCTCCAACCACGTCAGCTCCCAGAGCGGGTAGACGACGCCGTCGTCGTGTTCGGTGTCGTCAGGCGTTATGAGGCCCGCAACACCCTCACGCGCATGTACTACGAGGATGTCGTCGGGTGCGACGACGTGCTCTTGCGGTTCCTGATTCGGGATCCGAAGCGTGGCGACCATCGGCCAGACCTTCGACGGGTTGTGGATCTTGCCGTAGACGTTCACGAGGCGCGCCTCCCCATCCGACTCGACCAGCCTTGGCCCTCGACGGTGAGGTAGCCCTCGCTGTCGATGAAGCCGTAGCCGTTCTGCCAGTTCGGGTAGTTCGTTGACCGCTGCAGGTACTGCGTCTTCTCTTTGTCGAAGAAGCCGCCGATCTCTGCGACCGTGAACTGCCCGCTCGGGTCATGCCCGATGGCGGTGTGGTGCGAGTGCCCGGTGATGACGTTCATGAGCTTCACCGATGCGAGGCGACGAGCCCCAGACAGCGGCACGCTCGTGTACGACTTCGGGTGCGCGACGAAGTAAGGGCCGCGCGGGGTCTCCACGATCTGGTGATCGAGGTTCGACAGGGTGATGCGATCCATGAGCTTCGGATCCAGCTCGTGGAACATCATCCGCATCGCCGTGGCGAACGGCACCTTGTACCCGAGCGAGCGATGCACGCGGGCGTCGTGGTTGCCCCAGCTGAAGTAGACCTTGTCGAAGGTCTCCAGCAGCTTCGACATCGTGCAGGTCGAGGCGTACAACTCGGCCGGTAGGCCGCCGCTCTCCTGCTTGAAGTCGAACACCGACAGTGCGTCCAGGTTGAAGAAGTCCCCGTCGATCAGGAGCCAGTTCGTGGCCTTGACCTCGCGGGCGTGCTCGATGAACGTGTTCACCAGCGGAAAATCCGTGAGCGGCAGATGCCAGTCGGCGGTCACCGCGCCGGGGCCGTCCTTCGCTACGTCGATGCGGATCGGCTTCTCCAGGGAGACAGCGACACGCTGCTGTGCGTAGGTCGGCACGAGGTACTGCGGCTCGATGAGCCCGGCCTGCTCGGCCTTGTGGAGACCGCGGCGGACGGCCGCTTCGCTGACGTCAAGAACGTCGGCGATCCTTACGTTGCTCAGGCCCTGCTCTTTCAACTCGACGTAGGCCTGTGGATCATGCTTGGGCTGGGACAGGTTAGGTGCCTCCATTGATGTAGAAGAGTGTGTCTTCGAGTCCTTTGCGGTAGCGCTTGCTTACCGCCTGCTGACTGACGTGAAGGAGCTGGGCCGTCCCCTCTTGCGGAACGCCGATGAGCCCGTGCAGGAGCACGACCTCCCAGTGCTTCTTCTCCAGCCGTGCTAGTGCTCGGTCAAGATCGGCTATCGAGATCAGAGCGCGCATACCGCGCGGTGATGTGTTCGCCTGCGCGCGGAGCACCTCGTACGTCTCGATCATCGCCCGTATTTCCTTCTCGCCGTACGGGCTACGAACCATCCGCCGAGAGGGGCGGCGTACCGTGCAGGTTGCGGAATTCCGCGGGACGTCCCTGCACCTTTCCTTCAGCGCCGCGACTCGGCAGCTGCGCGAAGTAGTCGGGGTCGAAGTTCGACTCGCCGACCATGTCGATGGGCAGCATGGCCTCGTACGGGACTGCGGACTTCCGGTTCAGCCACCGGACGTAGTCCTTCATCCGGTTGTCGATCATTTCCGCAGAGGGGCAGATGCGCTTCTCCAGCGACTGCCACACGAAGATCAGACCCTCCTGTACGAGGTCGTCCTTCTCCGCTCCGCGCTTGCCGTCGTACCTCCGGGCAAGACTCTCGACGGTGCCCATGTATGCGGACACCGCCGAGTTCATGTCAGTGGTCAGGGCTTCGTCTTCCGCTGCTTCGGCGGGTCGATCAGCCGGGCGTACGTGGTGAGGCCCTTCGCCAGTCGCCGTGCAACGGCGGCCGACATGTTCACGGTCTCGCCATCGAGGACGACTCGGATGTACGGCTTCGTGCTGTAGTAGCCCCTGGAACCGAGCCCGTCGAGGCGCTGTGCTGCGCCGACGAAGATCAGCTCTTCGCGAATCAAGGCCACGCTAGTACGGGATGTCGTCGTCGTCTTCGACCGGAGTCGAAGTGCGGCGGCTGCTGCCCTCGTCGTCCCGGACGCCTTCGTCCATCGAGCCGAGCACGAAGATCGAGCTGACGGAGAGGTTGTTGTACGTGACCGGCTCGCCTGCCTTGTTCGTGCCGTCGTTGCGGTCGAACTTGCCCTTCAGCACGACGATGTCGTTCTTCGCGACCTTGACGTGCTCGTGCGAGTCCCAGAGCGTTGCGCTCACCTTGATAGCGCTGCGGCCGAATCCGGCCTGGCTCACGACGATGTTGCGGATGTCCTGCCCGGACTTGGTCGTGTTCTCGTTGGGCTCGAACTCCACGACGCCGACGACGGTGCGGTACGTTGCTTCAGATGCCAAGTGTTTTCTCCTCTAAGTGGATTGGTAGGCGGGGTCGTACGCTTTTCGGTACGCCCGCACGAAGTGGCCCCACGACATGCGAATCTCCGTTTCCTCCCACCTCGGGGGAATAACGGCGTCGATCATGGCGTAGTAGTCGCGCGTGAACATCTGGACGCAGTCGCGTCCTCCGCGCTTCGCTTCCTTGATTGCGAGCACGGGGGGAAGCCCGGCCTTCGCTGCGTTCTCGACGGCCTGCTCCCAGTACGAGGTCAGGAAGGTGTACTTCTTGACGTACTTGATCTCCAGACCGACGCGGAGGCCTACGCAGTCGGGCGTGTCCGTGCCGGTCGGGCCGGAGCGTTCCCCGCCCAGCACGCGGCACTTCTCCCTCTCAACCCTCTTCCAGGGTTTATCCGCCATAGCGACCGCGCCGCTCGAACTCACGCGCATACTTCTCGTCGTCCTTCAGACCGTCCACCTCGCGCGCAAGCAGCTCGAAGAACGTAAGAACTCTCCGCTGACGAAGCCAGAGCCAGCGCCAATCACGTTTAGTGTGGGAGACGCTAGCCAAGTAGCTCGGCCAGCCCTTCGTCGGTAACACCGAGCGGCTGGATCAGGTACTCACGTCGTGTGTACGAGTAGCCGATGATCTCGAACAGCTGGTGGCCGACACGGACAACGTCGGGGAAGCTGAGCTTGTGCCGTACATCGCTCCGCACAACGTCGCGCGAGTCGATGAAGTAGAAGTCCTCCCGAACCTTGACGCTCGTGTCCTTGAGGTCGATGACGCTCTCGGGCAACTCGTCCACCGCGGCGGACGACTGCTCCTCCAGGAACATCGTCACCTTCTCGGGCCAGTCTTCATCGACCGAGCCGGTGGGGATCCAGAAGGTACGCATGTCGCAGACGAGGCACCTCTCGAACTGCTTGTTGTGCGGGTAGTTGACGTTGTGAATCGAGCAGCGGCGTGCCCCGTCTCCGGGATCGCTTCGGTCGAACATCAGTAGGGTGGCTCCTCCTCTTCGACTCGCTCCACCCGCGCCCAGCCGTCGTTCTCGATGTCGCCCACGATCTCCGCTTGGAGAGTGGACATGAGACGACGAGGCTTCGAGGGGAAGATGTTTAGCTTGCCGGTCTTGACGCCGCCCTTACCTTCGGCGGCGACCACTGAGATGACTTGGTCTGCGGAGTTGCGAATGGCAGACGCGCCGCGGGGGCCGCTGCCTTGTTTGTCGGTGTGGTGGACGAGCAGTACGGCTGCGCCGGTATCGCGTGCGATGGGGATGACGCCGCCCCGCATGAGTCTCGTCATGTCGGGGTTCGAGTTCTCCTCTGCGCCGAGCGTGACGCGACTCAGTGAGTCGATCA